GCTGTCAAGCTGAAGAAGATAAGCGCGGAAAGCATCTTCCCATTCCATGCGGTAGGGAAGCCGCGCCAGTTCATTCTGGGAGTTTGGAGTGTAACAGGTGACAAGATAGAACGTATCATATTCTAGTGTGATCACCCGGCCTTCGGTATCACAGATGGCGGTTCCGATGCCGCGTGTGACGTTAAGTGGTTCTTTTTTGGCAAAAATAGCAGTGCCGGAGTAGCCCTTTTTTTCGGCATAATTCCAGTATTGGTGATAATCCGGCAGATCGAGTGTGATCTGTCCTTCCTGCAGCTTGGATTCCTGGATGCAGAAGAAATCGGCATCTGCGGCACGAAAATAGTCGAGAAATTCTTTTTGTACACAAGCGCGCAGTCCGTTGACATTCCATGAGATGAGTTTCATTGCTGATATCCTCCTAAAGTAGATTTTCCTAAATTATATACATATGTGAGAGAAAGTACAAGTTTGGTTATGGTCTGCAAAGATCGGACCATATGGAAATAATGTTAAAAAAATACTTGACGCATGGCTTGGCCTATGGTAGTATAATACACGGTTCGTTGGTCAAGCGGTTAAGACGCCGCCCTCTCACGGCGGAAACACGGGTTCGATTCCCGTACGGACTGTTTTAAAAGTCGCATAAACACTGTGTTTGCGGCGTCTTAAAAAAATTGGTACTCAAAATGGTACTCAAAAACTGAACACAAAAGAAAGGAGTCTGCACAAGTGCCTTAGATTCTTTTCTGAAAATGGTAGACTTGGAACGCTATGGCGTTCTTTTTTTATGCGGTTTTTCTGCTTATTTTTTGCGGAAGAACCGTATTTTTTTATGCAAAAATATAAGCATAGGAGGGATGCGGAATGTTATTTACGGATGAAATTCTTGAAAAAATCTTAATAAGAGAAGATGTGTCAAAGGTTCCGCTTGTTTACCAATCAGCAATGATTCACGCAATCAAGGAAGTATTGGAGGAAGATAATGTATCAGATGCAAAATCAGAATATGGCATTTAACCCAAACCCAAGCTATGCCGCATATCAGTACAACCCGATGCAGAGATTTCAACAGCCAGAGCCACAGATTCCGCAGATGCAACCGCAGTTTCTTGGAATCCAAGGAAAGGTAGTACAGTCGGAATCGGCGATCATGGCGAATGATGTACCTATGGATGGAAGCGTTGCGTTTTTCCCAATGCAGGATATGAGCGCAATCGTAGCAAAGCAATGGGATGCCAATGGAACAATCAGAAAAACCGTTTACAAGCCTTTTAATGAGCAGATGGCAGATTCTTCGAGTGACGATAAAAGAATCGGAATAGGGCTATCTGACGATGCGACAAAGGCTATTACTGACAAATTGGATTGCTTGTTTGGAAAGATGGAAGAATTGGAGGATAAGTTATCTTCGCAAACGCAAAGAAAATCTTCGCGGACACAAAAGGAGAGTGAGTCTTAATGAATCCTATGCAGATGTTACAGGGAATGAGAAACCCACAGCAGTTTTTACAACAAATGATGGGGAATAACAGCGTAATGAGCAACCCTATGGCGCGCAATGCTATGCAAATGGCGCAGAAGGGAGATTCCAAGGGCATTGAGCAGATGGCTAGGAATTTGTGCAAAGAAAAGGGAATTGACGCAGATAAGGCTTTTGAGTCGTTTAAAAGCCAATTAGGAATGTGATACTAATTCTTGCAAGATTATGTATATAAAAATGAATTATGGAGGTAAATTCTATGTTTAACACAGGTAATTGTGCATCCGTTCCGCTTGTTGCGAACATTGACGGAAACGGAAATAACAATGGATGGGGCGCAGAAGGCTCATGGTTATGGTTCATTATCGTTATCTTTGCCATCTTCGGATGGGGTGGATTCGGTAACGGATTCGGAGGAAACGGAATGAATGGTGGTGTCGGAAGCGAAATCCAGCGCGGATTTGATAATCAGGCGGTTGTGTCAAAACTTGATGGCATTACAAACGGACTTTGTGACGGATTCTATGCAGTGCAAACCGGCATGAATGGCATCAACACAAACATTTTGCAGACCGGATTCGGCATTCAGCAAGCTATCAATGCTGATACAGTCGCTAATATGCAGAACACAAACGCATTACAGTCACAGCTCGCAAACTGCTGCTGCGAAACAAGAGAAGCTATCCAAGGCGTAAACTACAACATGGCAACTAACACTTGCGCGTTGCAGAACACCATGAACAGCAACACGAGAGACATTATCGACAGTCAGAATGCAGGAACACGCGCTATTCTTGATTATCTCTGCAATGAGAAAATTTCTAGCTTACAGGCAGAAAATAACGACCTTCGCAGAGCAGCTTCACAGGATCGTCAGAGCGCACTGCTTACAACTCAGATGGCGGCTCAGACACAACAGATTATCAATGCGGTAAATCCGTCTGCTATTCCGGCATATGTTGTACCTAACCCAAATGCTTATGCATATGGATGCGGATGCAACACAGGATGTGGCTGCTAAAACTAAATAATTGAGTATCTTAATTGAGTTTAACTCGATCATGTCTGCTATGCAGTATTACTTATAACCAAAGGGCAGACTATAATGTTTGCCCTTATTTTTATGGAAGAGAGGTAAAAATAATGGAAGTAACAGGAATTGCATTACAAACCGTTGCCGCTGGAGAAGATGTTGCATTTACAGAAACGGCAGTAAATGGAACAAAATGTATCGTACACAGACAGGGAAGCGGAATTATCAAGCTAAGAGGTATCACCAATCAGTGTAAGGCTAGATTCCTTGTATCGTATTCCGGCAACATTCAGATACCTACAGGCGGTACAGTTGGAGCTATATCACTTGCCATTGCAGTAGACGGAGAGCCTTTACAGTCAACACGAATGATAGTTACTCCGGCAGCAGTACAAAATTTATTTAACGTATCGGCGCAGGCATACGTTGATGTGCCTTGCGGTTGTTGCAGTACCGTAGCCGTGCAGAATACGTCCGCACAGGCTATCGAGGTACAGAACAGCAATTTAATTGCAGTCCGGGAAGCGTAAGGAGGGCGGTTTTATGGATATTATGAGAATGCACGACATGATTGAAAAACTGTCTGAATGTGCTAAATGCGAAATTGACAAAGGAATTGAAAATATAGACCCATGCGAAATGGGACAGGTTACAGATATGATGAAAGACCTTGCAGAAGCAATGTATTATCGTACATTGATGAAAGCAATGGAAGAATCCAGTGCAGATGAAACAATGGAAATGTTTGAGCGATTCGGTGACGGCAGAAGATTTTATGATAACTACCGGTACTCAAACGGAAGATTTGCACCGAAAGGACGTGGAACACGCAGAGGATATGTGGAACCGCCATATTATCATCAGATGCCGGAAGATTACCACGAATGGGAGAGAATGCCGGAATACGACCGAATGAGAGACCTTGACAGAATGAGTATGGGAAAGATGTATTATTCAGAGCCTATGAGCGGAAATAACGGCATGAGTACCGGTACTCACGATGCAAGAGAGGGCAGAGCCGGTATGAGTCGGAGAAGCTACATGCAGACAAAGGAAATGCATAACGGAAATTCACCGGAAGATAAGGACGCAAAGATGAAAGAGCTCGAAAAGTACATGAAATCTCTTTCGGAAGATGTGACCGAACTGCTTTCCGGCATGTCCCCAGAAGAGAAACAGTTGACCAAGACAAAGCTGACTACGCTTGTCACAAAAATGTAATAGAGAGGGCGTTTTGCCCTCTTTGTTTGCGAGGTGGTAAATTGTTCACGATAAACAATGAAATGTGGAATTTGGTCAAAGTATCGCGTTACAGCGATATGCTACAGAGAAGTGATGGAAGCAGAACGGTAGGCATGACCGACAGAGACACGAAAACGATATATCTTGCGGATGATCTACGCGGAAGGTTCCTTGACCGTGTGTTATGCCACGAATTATGTCATGCGTTCTGTCTTTCGTATAATGTATACATGGATATTGGCACCGAGGAAATTGTAGCAGACTTCTTGGCTACATACGGAAGAGAAGTATTTGAAATAGCAGACAGACTATTGATTAAAATAATGGAGGTTGCATAATGGATAAAATTTCAGAACTCTTGCAGTACGTGCACCGGACGAATCCGGAAATGACTAGGGAAAAGCTGATAGAAGAGTTGAGCAAAAGCGATTATTCGGCGCGGTCTTTGATTTTCACGAAAGAAAATTTCGTTGCGCTAGGGAAAAAATAAATCCGGCGGTTTGAATCGCCGCCGGGATTGTGTCAGACTTTCGGAATGTAAGAACCTTTCATTATCTCTATAGCGAGTTTCGCGCCTTCCGTCATGTAAAAATCATTATTCTTTGCACAGCAACTAAAAAGCAGTTCCTCGAACTCTGAATATAAATTTTCACTTAATAACCCTTTTAGCTTCTCTGTTAAGGGTGAGAAGTATTCAACAAAGGCATTTCCGGTTTCATTGTCAAGCTGACTTGAACATACAATTTTAATAAATTCATCCATTTTAGTAGTCTCCTTCTTCTGTTAATAAATAGTTGATATATCCTGTCGCAAGTCTGGCAAGGCTTTTACTGCCATCCAACAAATCCAATTTGTACTCTGGTCTATAGCCAAACCTCTGCACGTAGAACTTTTCTTCAAGTTCTAAGTCGTAAATATCAGATAGCTCCACGAGAATCTTGTGATATAAAAATTTTCTCGTCCACCCAAACTGTTCCATGATAATTTTTAATTTCCAATTATTTTTTCTGAACCACGCTCCGCGTGATGCGTCCAATTGCTGTTTTGAAATGTAACAATCTGCAAATAGGTCATCTTTTTTCGGCAATGCCGCCTGTGATTGCTTTATAGTTTCTTCCATGTCGTGGAATCTGTTAATGTAGCGAGCGGTAAAAGCCGTTCCCTTTACTCCTGTCAGCTTATGGGCGATAAACTCGCATCCTTTCTTAGTAACGTCATAACAAGGCAATTCTTTTTTCTGCTCCGTACAATACGTGCTTTCCTTGAAGAAATCGGAGAAGTCAATATTTACTTCTCCTAATTGCTTACAGTATCTCCGAATGTCTTTTAATAGGTTGGCGTGTGTCTTTTCTACCATTTCGGCAACTTCAACACTTGTAATTGTTTGTTCTATTTGGTTCATGTTTATGCTCCTTTCTGAAATGCATTAAACAAATTGTATTTTGCAACTCTGTAATTGCATTATAATTTTTCAATATATAATTGTCAAGATGTTTTTTGAAATTTATTAATTGCTTTTTGAAAAACAAAATGTTATTATAAAAAAAGAAAGGAAGGTGTAGTAATGTTTTCACAAGCGCTAAGACATTGTTTGGTTGATAGGAATATGAAAATTTCTGACCTTGCAAGATTACTCGATACAAGCCATCAGAATATCAATCAGAAAATAAAACGTGACAACTTTTCAGAAAAGGAAATGCGGCAGATTGCGGATGCATTGGGGCTTGATTTAGAAATTGTAATGAAAGAGAAGAAATAAGAAAACCCGCCTAACTGGCGGGTTTTTGATGAAAGAAAATTTTTCCGCGCCCCAAAAAATATTTCGTAATTTTTTTGTACCCCCCTGGGGTAGCGTTTTTGGGGTCAAGATTCCATTTTCACGGATTCCAAAAAACGTGTAACAAACGTGCAATTATCTGCGGCATTCCGCAAATAACACAAATACACTATATATTATGTTGCATATAGATAATTCATTGATGATATTTGATGATATTGCCGGTCACAGGCAAACGCCAGAAGACGCTTGCCCAGCTATAGTTATAATCTAGCATAGACCGCATTTTACCACTTGTCAAGATAGTTTTTCCCGTCGTACCGGCTGTAAGTTTGTGTTATGCGTTCCGGCTTTTGCGTGATCTGCAACCAATCGCCGCCACGCTGGACGGTTATTTTGGTTTTTGCAGACTCCACCCATTCCACACCCTCAAATTTTGAGTAGCCGCACATTTTGCCGGATATTTCCAGATAACCAAGGGCAGACACCCGGCGCATGATTTCCCTTTTCCCGATATACTCATATTTTCCCATCTTTCACACCTCCTCATGTTGTGTTTATTTGTCAATTTGCGCATGGAAACCGATTTCCATGTAGCCCGCGCTCCCGGAATGGAACCGGAACGGATGCACCAAGCACGCGAAAAAGGCGGAAGAGTACCGCCGGTAGTGATCCGGCGGGCATCCTCTGCGGCGGCTAATTCAAACAGTTTTCAATATTTTTCGCAAGGTGCGGAAAGGCTTTTTCTATGTCTTACACGCTGTCGGCATAATAATCACCAACAATTTTCCCGAAAATGCGAAGATTTCCGGAATAAAACCCGCCTAAATCATTAAAATATATGTCTAATCCTGTCACCTGTTCCGGCTTGTCTCCGTACCACATATCAATATTTGTTTTTCCCATTTCCAATTCCTCCATATTTTCAAAATTTCCCGGTTATTCCGGTAATGGCAAGCCGGGGAATCGAACCCCGGAAAAGCCGACCTTGCCTATGCGTATATTGTCCCTATGTTTTTAAATCTCCACATAGCAACCGCTAAATCTTGGGCGCTACTGATCCAATAAGTAGGCTTATATGTGTATTTATCGCTTTTTCCTTTTTCAAATTCCGCAAGAGTCCACCGCACGCCCTCATAGTGTATAATATGTACAGTTTTTTCTTCATTGTCGGCGATTGCGTGACCGCTATACTTTTCTTTGTTTGATAATACCATTTCGGCAATCGGCAAAAGCGCCTGCGCCGCTTCTTTGAAAATTCCATATTCATATTGGCAATGAACGTATACGTTACATCCTGCGAGGATTTCTTGGCTATGTTCGTCATAATCAACTTCTGAGAATTTTTTCACTATGTTTTCGACTTCCGAAAGTCTAACGATCGGATTTTTTACCGTGATTGAAACTGAAGTGTCATAAAGTGCGCTTCTGACTCTTACGGATACGTCTTTACTTGTGAATCCACTTTCTTTCAATGTTTTCCTAATTAGTTGCGACAATTCTTTATTGCTCATTGTGTAGTAACTCATATTAGCCATCCTTTCTTATCCTGTGGTCTACCATCATCAGAGCCGGGCGACCATCCCGCGGCTGACGCTCCAGATCGGAGCGTTTCGGCTATGCTATGCAGATTTCAAATACATCGCCTTGGACGTGTTCAAAATCGACTTTTTCAAAAATGCCGATTCCGTAAAAGTCGGCTGTGAGTTCCCCGAAGTGGTTATACTCAAACGCGATTCCGTTCTTTTTCAGTTCGTTGATCGCGTCACCGTTCTTTGTTGTTTCCCATGTAAAACGCATTCCCGTCTTTCTCATGTTTAAGCCCTCCCTATAAAATTTCCGAAATCTGTAAAATCTGCGCTTCGCTCAAATGGTCAATAACCACATTTCCGTTTACGTCGCTCAATTCGTATTCATCCGGAAGAGTGGTAAAGCCGTCAAACTGATTCGAAATATAATAACCTTTTCTTTCTAATAATGTTTCTGCCGCTTTCATATCTTTCATGTTGTAACCTCTCTTTCTGTGCTTCATTTGATACTTGTATTATACAGAAATTAAGCACTAAAGTATATAGGCAAAACATACAAAATTAAGCACTAATATCATATTAGAAATTATGCATTATTATTAAGCACTAATTAAGTATTGACAATTAAGCACTAACTATATATAATGTAAGAAAAAATACGGAGGTGCAGAAAGATGGACGAAAACACAAAAGCGGAAAAGAACAGGCAAGCGGTAAAGAAATGCATGAGCAATAAAGATAGAATAAACATTATATTGCCACTTGGAACAATAGAGAGAATCAACTCATACGGACTAAAAACAAGCGCATTTGCTAGGGAATTGATTCTTGCGGAACTCGACAAAATGGATAGAATGAAAAAATAATAAATTAAGCACTAATTAAGTATTGACAATTAAGCACTAATTATATATAATGTGATCAGATCAAAGGAATAGAGCAAAGGCGGAAGCCAGGAAAGTGAGGAATATACCATGAAAAGAAATGATTTCAAAAAGATTATAAAAATTAGAAGTCAGTGGCAATTTACAGGCGATAATTATAAGTTGCCAAGCGGTGAGCCGATTTCCGTATATGTCAGAAAATTGGTTGAATCGCAGATGAATGTCGATAGCTTGGCAATATTGAAGAATGGGGATTTATCTTTTGCAACCGGTGGAGAATGGAACGATACAGCGAAAGAATTCGAAAATTATATGTTAATGCCAGCGTTTCAGGAAAATGAGACTTGCGAGTTTGACGAAATGGAAAAACGTATTGACGCATTGGTTTACGAGCTGGTTCAGAAGCAATAAGAACGTAATTGAATATTTTCAAACAAAGGGCAGCTTTTCCGGCTGCCTTTTCTTTTTGCCATGTCCAAAATAAACAACGCGTCCGGGAATATCTTACAAAATCTCCAAAAACCGTAAACAAACTATAAAATTATTCTTAATTTTTTATAAACAAGGCTAGGCTCATTAGGTCTTTGATAAGTCAAAAAATGATAGAATAGTATCAGTTTTTACAAAAAATCGTCTGACAATCGTCTGACATAAGGCGAGTCAATCGTCTGACGTCGCTTTTTCAGAACTATGTTTCTCTTTCTCTATCTTTATTCTTAATCTTTTAAATTAATAATAATACAATGTATCTAAAGCCTATAGGTTTATTGTAAGTGTATATCCGCATATGCGCGCGGCGTAAGTATATAATGCCACTGTAAAAAATTAAGCCTTGACTTTAAGCCCGAAAATAGTGTATACCAAAAGCAGAGAGAAATAAAACGGATTGGAGGTGTGAATATATGCAGGATGTAGAGAGCGTAGATCTTACAAGCCTTATAGTGGATCTAGGTACAGTACAGATATACACATCAACTGTACAGGATTTAATAGACAACGCTTGTATAGAATTTCACATCGAAGATTTGTTGAAAGCTGGACAGAGACAGTGGAAAGCTGTTATGCAGTATGTTGGTATGCATTTATTCCCAGATACGAAAGTATTAAAGGACAAGAGTTTAAGCCCTCTTGGTAATGCAACTATACCGACTAACTGTAACAGGTATGACAGAGAGGTATTATATAAGCTTTGTGATTATTATATATATCTCTCCAATGTGTATAGCAAGTTGGTAAGTACAGTAGCATTCAGTTATTTTTGTAATATACCAACCAACACAATGGATATATGGAGTACAGAAGAACCAAGTTCGTTGGCTTTCAAGATGTGGCAAAAATTACAGCGATCTCGTAAGGATTGCATCCTAGATCGTGCGTATGATTCCAACAGCCCAGTGGGTACTATGTTCGTGGGAAATAACGAATTCGGCATGAATCAGCCGGGAATTGGAGATAATGCCACCCAACGCAAGGCAATCACAGCGCAGGAGTTGCCAAGACTGGACGAGAAAAAGAGCCCAGAATTGCACGCGATTGATACACAATTTGTCGGTGTGGCTGCAGATAATACGGTTTAAATTGTGTGTGATTATTCTACAATTCACAAATGAAGTAATATCAAGGGTTGTAGCGTTTTAACTATTCGCGAACTATTCGGAAAAGTTAGGTTTTGCGAATAGTTGCAAGGGTATGACATGAATTGTATTAAAACAATTTGATTTTCACACAATGACAACAAAACGAAATGAGAAATATTTTAGGTTCCCATGTTTGCAAGAAAAGGATGGGGAGGGGGTCTGACAGAAAGGCCACCGGGCGGCTACTAAGTCCCTTAAATACCTCAAAAAATAAAAAACCCACTTACAACACCCATTGACTTTCACCGTAAATAGGCTATAATAAATTTATAACAATTCACTTTCACGTTGCGAATCGCAACTAAATTTCCAAAAATTTTTTAAAAACAAAAAAGAGTGCTTCGGACAGGAGAATGATATATGACCGGAAATGAGTATCAGTCGTTAGCCATGCGGACAAATGATCGCAAGGCGACAGAAAGAATTTCGGATAAACTCGATTTGCTTAAATTTTGCAAAAAGAACAATATCGCATCTGCGTTGCAAGATTATGACCTTGGCGGTATCTTTAATGCCTGTCTTGGATTATCCGGCGAGGTTGGAGAGTTCAACGACATGATTAAAAAGTGGATTTTCCATGAGAAGCAGCTTGATATTGACCACGCAAAGAAAGAAGCTGGAGATATTTGCTGGTATCTTGCAATGCTTTGCGAATCCTTCGGCTGGAGCCTTGATGAAATCATGCAAATGAACGTAGACAAGCTTAAGGCGCGTTACCCGGAAGGCTTTGACATTGAAAGAGCAAACCACAGAGCGGAAGGTGATGTTTAATGGCAAGCTGCAGCAATGAGTTGATGAAAACCGAGTATTCCACAGCTTTTGATGAAAAGCGCAAAGGTTTGATTGAACAGTCATATTACAAATACGGATCAGCAAGAATGAACTTTTCCTCCGGGAATGTGGATGCGGTTGAAAGCTTGAAAATGTGCCTTGCCAAGTTTGAAGAGACCGGAAATCTTGAATACCTGTGTGACGTTGCGAATTATGCTATGTTCCGGTTCATGTTTCCACAACAGGGCGAATACTTCAAACATACGAATTCTGATGAATCTGCTGGGCTTTTTGGCATGAGCGTGAATGAAATGGAACGATTCAAACAGGAACACAGCTTTGATGATGAGGGATATTGATATGATTTTAAAGATAATCGCAACAGCGACAGATGTACTCGTAATACTTGGACTTATGGGAGGACAGGTAAAACAAAAAGACAATTCAAACGTAAGAGGGTATTTGCTTTCATACGCGATATTTGCAATGAATGTTATGACCATTTGGAGATAACAACATGACAATTTATGATCCAATATTTGGTATTCGCTTTCTTCCGCCAATTTTGAGCGTGGTCGAAAGAATACATATAACAAAATCAAAGGAACCGGACAGCACCGGAGATTTGCTTAATCTGGACAGTGACGCCGAACACAAGATTGAGAAATCGGAGCATCCGGTATAGCTTAAGTCCGCAAATGATAGTTCTAGGCTGAATAATTGATCTATCGGCGTTAGGCCTTGAATTACGTTTGCGGACGAATCAACATTGGGCTATCGCCAAACGGTAATGCACAGGATTTTGATTCCTGCATTCCGGGTTCGAATCCCGGTAGCCTAATTGGTTACATGCTGACGTTTCATGTAGCCACGTATGTTTTTCATACGTACTTGAACCCTTGGTTGAGTGATTCAAGCATTTGGGTTCCTCCTTTCGCCACTAGGACGATTCTGTTAAGGACGGTGCGAGACCGTCCGGTGGTATTCTATCATGCATCTATCCCACGGTGCATGAGCCATGAAATTAGGTGGTGGCGGAATAGGTAGACGCGCAGATGGAAGAGACAGGACAAAGATTAAAAACTCATGGTTGAAGTCCTATGGGTTCGATTCCCTCCAATGTGAACAGTGCACGGTTTATGTGAGGTGCAAATCCTCACCCACCTACTCGGTCAAATTATGCTGTCTGCTTGCAGGCGGTCTATGTTTTGGCTGAAATACGATGCTTGTCTATTGCTCTGCAATAATTTAATTCGGAGTAGAACCATGGAAATAGGCTTGCATGGTAACATTGAGTTGCCGGTGAAATGCTGTAAACCGGATAGTGCAAGGCATAGCACGATAAACATTATTGCTAACCGTCTGATGGCGGTTATGGGGATTTAATTCAGTGGCAGAAGACACGGCTTATATCCGGGTTGTCGCGGGTTCGATTCCTGCAATCCCCACAGGTGATGTTGCCAGTACACCCCTAGTGTGTTTATTACAGAAATGCAGGTGCTAATCAATATACCGGTTAAACTTAGCACAGGTAACTGGATTGAGCGGTTGTCATTCAAAAGATGGCGGTAACCGCTGACTAAAAGAACCTTGCACTTAGTGTAGTGTGGAGCAAGGAAAAACGGAAACTACACGACATGGCTTGTTAGCTGAGATGGATTAGCGACAGACTGAAAATCTGTATAGGGCGGCTCGATACCGCCACAAGCCATTGAGCGGTGTTAGTAGCACCGCGCCATTCTGAAGCGCAAGGAATGGTTCGGGTGTGGAACTTCCATGCCCGGCGCGTGCAGATATAATCCTAACTGGTAAGGAAACTGTTTGCTAAACAGTCAGTAGCCGGAAACGGTGTTTCGGTTCGAGTCCGAATATCTGCGTTTATCCTTATCTCCACTTAGTCGGGTGCTACTGCAATAGTTCCGGTCGATGGGAGACTTATGGATGGTAGCGGCATAATTGGTAACAGAAAACCCTTCCGTGATTAGAAATTGCAGATTTGAAAGCGGTTGGCATGGTTTTGTCTGACAGGGTTCGATTCCCTGTGCCGCTATTCGATGATAAAAACATTATGGAATATTTATATCAAACAAAAGACACGGAATCTCACGAGGATTCCGATTTTTGCTATGGCTGGGGGCGAAATATGACAAACTGCGTGAATTGCGGCGCACCAATCGAAACCGATAAAAAGGTGTGTCCTTATTGCAAAACTCCATATGAAAATGCAGGAAATTATAGTTTAGGTCTTATAGGATCAGCGGTGCAGAAATTGTCATTAGATGATTACATAAGATTGTCAATGCCAGAACCATGGACGCGCCATTGTGAAGAACCATATTTCGATGCGGACGGCATTTTGCATCGTATTGTTCCGAAAAATTACTTTGATTGAGGTGTAATATGTGTGATTTTTGTAAAAACATAGGAATTGGAATACCGGATTGGGATTTCCTCACTCCGGATAAAAATGGGAGAATCCCGTCCGGTGACGCAATAGAAATTCGGAAAATTGTAGACAAATGTGCACTTGTTTTTACGAATAGTGCCGGAGAATACGGCGCAGGAGTGGTAAATATTGCATTTTGCCCGATGTGTGGCAGAAAGTTGGTGGAAGAATGAAACATGAAAGACAATGGTGTACTTGCGATAGGTGCGGTGCTGAAATTGAAAAAGGCATACTGTGCGGAAATTCCATTACAAGGAATGGCACTTTAAATACCACATACGACTTGTGCTATAAGTGTATGGAAGATTTTGAGGAGTTTATGAGAAATGATAGTTAATATGGGAACCAAAACCTATGAAATGAGCCGCAAGCAGACAAAAGCTATTCTTGGAACGGCTAAGAAACTTGCAAATTGCAACATATACGGCATTGAAAAAGGTAATGTGGTGATTATGCTGAATGAAAAGTATGAGGACGATATTAGCCTTAAAAAAGCCGTAGAGGAGTATAAGAAGAAAGGGTTCAAGGTGCATTGGAAATGAAGAAAACACGTTCAAAAATTATAATCAAAACCAGAAAAGGCGGTTGCACAAAGATTTATGCCAACGGAAAATGGCAAAAGGGAGTGTATAATCTTGATTTTCATGCTGACTGCAAGCCATTGAGATACCCAAGCATAAAAGTTTCTTGCGAATTTGATAAGAATAAGACTGATAAAAACGGTTCGGTTATTTACGACCAGGAAAAAGAAGAAATTGTAAAAGAACACGTAGTTGCAAGAATTTAGGAGTGAGCGCATGGAGTACCAAGACACAATTAAAAAAATGGAAAAAGGAATAACAAGACTTCGAAAAAAATTAGACGAAGCCAAGTTAGGAATAAAAACATCACAGAACGAGTCTTTTATTTGTGATGATACGATGAAAATAGATATTCTTGGAACAGAATACAGAATTGAAATCCACAAAGTATCAGAGGACAGTTTCATGGAGGGAAAAAGTCTTGCAGGCTATTGCGGAGAAGATAGCAAGCTGATCGTAATTGCCGACATGTCGGAAGAAAAGTACTTCCCAGATATGAACGAGAAAGAGAAAGAATCATACCGAAAAAGAACTTTAAGGCATGAAATTATCCATGCATTCTTCAACGAAAGTGGTTTATCTGATTCTTCAAATTGCTACAATGGTGCATGGGCAAAGAATGAGGAAATGGTTGACTGGCTTGCAATTCAAGCCCCGAAAATCTTTTCTGCGTTCAAGAAAATGAATATTTTGTAAATATGTATTACCGGCTAACAAATGGAGTTAGTCGCTAACCTAGAAAAATTATAGGCAGAGGTCAAGGCACTTCTGCTTTTTGCGGAGGTGCTTTTTATTTGGCTTCAAAGCAGTTAATCAATGCAGTAAATGGATATGAAAACTACATACAGAGAAAAGGCGTTGATGAACAGGTAATAGATGCCTTTTTGAAAGCGTGCAATGTGGCAATTCGGACGGAAAAAGACGTTGACTACGGATTGACTATAACCGAAAGAACAAAGGCTTTAATCAACGAATTTACGCAGAAAAATGCGGGAGGTAGCATATGGGAACTTGAACGATATGCGCAGGATCACGACATTAAAGGCGGATACAAACTTGTGAATCAGTTCTATGAAGTCTTGCGATTAGAGAGCTTTTATCGTTTCGAGAGCTTTATTTACTTTATGGAGCGCAAAAGAAATTGGAGTAAACGGTTTTATTATCCACGCCGCAAGACACTGAATATAGTCGCTCAAGATCTTGAAGATTTGGAAAACCGGAAGATTAAATTTTACGGATTGTCAATGCCATCGCGTGTCGGTAAATCGACTATCTGTATTTTCTTTCTTGCGTGGGTAGCTTTGCGCAGACCAAACAGCCATAGTGCTATGGGCGGTCACTCCGGTATTTTGGCAAAAGGATTTTACAAAGAACTGATAAATCTTTTTACCACGGAAGAATATACGTTTGCTGAACTTTTTGCTTATTGGCATCCGGAATACGCAAACGCATCAATTCCGACAGACAAGAGCGCGGACGAATTTACGATCACGCTTGGAGATCCGGACAGATTCGCAACCGTAACGTGCCGTGGTATTGATGGAACATGGACAGGAGCGGTCGATGTTTCAAAAGACGGATATTTATATGTCGATGACTTGGTTCGTGATCGTGAGCATTCATTAAGCCCTACTCGAATGGAAAACACATACCAAGAGTACCTAAACAAGATGGTTGACCGTAAAAATGACGGTGCAAGGGAATTGATGGTTGGTACTCTTTGGAATGTTTTAGATCCATTGGAGCGCATGAGAAAGCAATATGAGCATGACCCACAATACCGATTCCGTAAGATTCCGGCACTTAATGAAAATGATGAAAGCAATTTCGCGTATGAAATCAACGGATTTTCCACGGAATACTATCGGGATATGCGAGATAAGCTTGACAATGCCGAATGGATGGCTAAGTTTATGCAGCAACCATATGTCCGCGAAGGATTGCTTTATACGGATTTGAGACTATTTAACGGAATCCTACCGGACGGAGATTTCCGACGCATCGGAGTTGTGGATGTTGCCTGGGGCGGTGGCGATAGCTTGTCAATGCCGATTGGAGCAGAATATGAAAACGGTGATGTTTATATTTACGATTGGGTATTCAACAAAGGCCCGAAAGAGGTAACAATCCCTCTTGTTGTTGGACGAATTATCGGGAATGAGATTAGGCAGACAAGATTTGAGGGAAATACCGGAGGAGATCTGTATTGCCAATATGTAGATGAAAAGTTGCAGGAACAGGACTATAAATGCTCATGTACAAGTAGAAAAGCACCAAATAAGGTTGAGAAGTTATCGAAGATCATAGCATATTCCGGTGATGTTAAGAGAAAATTCATATTTCTTGATATGCACCGACCGACGCAGGAACAAATGAAGAAAGATTCAGATCTTGGAGTAACAAGATATTATAGAAATGACGAATATCAAGCGGCTATGGATGAACTCTCTATGTTTGTAAGTATTGGCGGTAATGAACACGACGATGCAGCAGACGGTTTAACTCAGCTTGAAATGTTTATAGATAACCCAAACAATACAGCAAAGGTAGAAGCGGCAGTAAACCCATTCAGGAGGTATTAGGATATGACAACAGACAAATATCTTTCACAAATAAATAGATGTGATCATGTTATCAAAAACAAAATGTCTGAAATTCAAAAACTTTCCAATATGGCAACTTCCATTTCCGTATCTCCCAAAGAGGTTGATGTGCAGTCTTCCGGAGATCCGGACAAAATGGGAAGTGCTGTTGCTAAAATTGCAGACCTGCAGAACGAGATAAAAGAACTTGTGTGCGAATTCGTGGATAAACGCCGGGTTATTATCGGGCAGATTGACAGTATGGAAAATACAGATGTGTATATTGTCCTGTATGCGCACTATGTTGATAATAAGGACTGGAATTTAATTTCTGTAGAAATGGGATATTCCTACAGAAATATCATGAACCTCCGAAAGAAGGCTATTCGGGAGTTTGAGAAGAAATTCGGCGGGATTTATCTTGGAAAGAGTGCATAAAAGTGCACAATAGTTCACACTCTTTCACAACATTTCCTAAAACTTGCATGGTATACTAAAAGAGTAGAAAAAACAAAATCCTACAACCCCAAAAGCATATAACCCGTAAAAGACACTGTCAGAAATGGCGGTGTTTTTTATTTACAAGAAAGAGGTTGCTATGAAAAAAGTAACTATATATTGCCCGGATTGTGGAAGAATTGCCGGACATTATGATGGGAGATCTACGATAGATCATCCGTGTAAATGTAAAAAATGCAATCATATTGTGATTTATCGCGTGGCAACAGGCAAAATTGAAACGAAGCCAATACCGAAACGCGCTTGCAGTAGTGGAGTTTTATTTATATGAATACACAGTATTTTCATGACCTTGTAAAAGGCAGATACGGAAGAAAAATTGCATATGCTAACGTAGAACAGATTACGGCAGACAATATCGTGAATGTTGTCGGAAACTGCATTGGTGCATTTTATTTCAACAAGACGATCATCCGTTATCTGTGGAACTATTACAAGGGCGATCAGCCTGTATTGTACCGAACAAAGGTACAGAATGCGGATATAACCAATAAGGTGCCTGAAAACCATGCCTATGAGATTGTTCAATTCAAGGTTGGTCAGACTTACGGTGAGCCAATTCAGCTTATCAGTAGGAAAGACGATGACCGTATAAACAATGCGGTTGATGAATTTAACGATTATCTGACCGATGCCAATAAGCAGGAAAAGGACATTAAGGCAGGGGAGTGGCAATCAGCAACCGGAACGTCATTTAAGGCGGTACAGATTACAAAAAATGGAGATATACCATTTAGAATTGTTGCACCAACACCAATGAATACATTTGTTATTTATAACCAATCCACAGAAGAACCACTTTTAGCAATCCAAGAGCTTAAAGATGCCAATGGACAGATGTATAAACTCTGTTATACAGACTCTTACGAATGCAAGATTGTAAACGGAGAGGTTCGAGATTGGAAGCTGCATGGCTTTGGTGGAATCCCTATTGTTGAGTTTCCAAACAACCATGAGCGCATTTCTGATATTGAGCTTGTGATCGGACTATTAGATGCAATCAATACAATGCAGTCAAACCGAATGGATGGCGTTGAGCAGTTTGTTCAGTTTTGGATAAAGTTTGTAAATTGCGACATTGACCCGGAAACCTTTGAAAAAATGAAGATTTCCCATGCGCTGACGGTAAAATCCAACAATGAGCAGAATAAATCAGATGTTGACATTATGACGCAGGAGTTGAACCAGACAGAGTGCCAGGTTGCAAAGGATGATTTGTGGGATAATGCACAGTCCATTCTTGCCATACCAAATAAGAACAACAATAATTCTGGTGGAGATACACAGGGAGCGGTTGAACTTAGAAACGGATGGGACTTCTCAAAGTCGAGAGCCAAACTGAAAGACCCAATTGTAAAGTCGGCTGAAAAAAGACTTGCAAAAGTTGTTCTGAACGTGATTCGTATACAAGATCACGATTTGGGATTGAGTTTGCGCGACTTTGATGTGCAGATTAACCATAGCCCACAAGATAATATGTACACCAAGTCACAGACACTATATCAACTCTTACAAGCTGGTATTCATCCGCTTGTGGCAATTAAATCTGTCGGACTTTGGGGAGATGCAGAAAAGACATTCCTGTTGTCAAAGCCATACTTAGATAATCTATGGAAAACCATTGATGATGTAGAAGCACAGGAACAGAAAGCACAAGAATTGATAAATAAAATGAATACAGATGGCACACAGAGCCAGACAAACAAAGATAAAACGGTCACCGAGTAATTGGTGGCTGTTTTTATTTTATAAAAATTCGCAAAGTTGTGAGCGTAAAAATCAACAATGTCGTTCGGTGTCGTTGCACCGTATAAAAATTCGTATGACATATCGGAGGTAATGAATGAAGAGAGAAGATCTGATTGCTATGGGATTAAGCGAGGAAAACGCAGACAAGATCATGGCAGATTACGGAAGTTCCGTACAGAGAGCCAAAGCAAAGGTTGACGAGTACAAGACAAAGGCTGACAAAGCTGAAGAGTTGCAGAAGCAGCTCGATGATATCGAACAGGGAAAGCTCACGGAAGTCGAGCAGGCAAATAAGAACCTCGAAAAAGCCAATGCGAGAATCGCGGAACTTGAAAAAGCGCAGGCAATAGCCACGCAGAGAGCCAATGCTGCATCTAAATTTAATGTTACCGCAGAACAGGCAGCACAGATTGTAAAAGACGATGGCAGTTTTGATTATGACGTTCTTGGAAAGATTATCTCTGAAAAAGAGACCGCGGCAGCGCAAGCCAAGGAGCAGGAGATTGCAAAAGGCAGTACGAATCCGGGCGGTGGCACGGCTGGCGGAAATAAAGACAACAAAAAGACAGAAGCGGAAAAAGCCGCAGAGTCGATCGGAAAGACTTTAGCTGAAACGAATCAGACGGCTAAGTCGGTAGTAGACAGTTATTTATCGTAAGGAGGTTTTAAAGATGAAGTTTACTGAAAAAAGCGTAACAGCTCAGCTTGAAATTCTGAAAAGAAAATTAGGCGGAGAACTGTTCGAGGAAATCAAACTTGATGATACCGCATTCACAGAAGGCGTGTGCAAGGCAGGAAGCCCAATCGCCGCAGATGGCAAAGTTGATAAAGAAACAAAGCCAATCGGAATTTTACTTACAGATGTTTATAAGGATGAGAACCCTAACGGAACAATCCTTAGAGCGTTTGGAGTTGTAAATTCTGCAAACATTCAGACAAGCACAGGAGAAGCTGTCGCAGAGGTGGTTAAGACAGCCCTTCCGTTAATCGTATTTGAATAGGAGGTAATACAGAATGAACATTAGAGATGCGTATAGCGCAAAAGCAATCGCGCTTGTAAACACAGAGGTAGCAAGCAATAAAATTGCGTATCTTGGTTCGGGATTATTTCCGGCTAAGAAGAAAATGGGACTTGATCTGAAATGGATTAAGACCTCCAAGGGGCTTCCGGTTTCTCTTGCACCATCAAATTTTGATGCAGTGTCAACATTAAGAAGCCGTGAGGGATTCAAACTCACAGAAACAGAGATGGCTTTCTTCCGTGAGTCTATGCTCATTAAGGAAGCTGACGAGCAGGAAATCATGCGAGCACAGGATAGCTCTGATCCATATGCAGCAGATGTATTAAGCAGAATCTTTGATGATGCAAATACTCTGATCGATGGAGCAAACGTTGTCCCAGAGCGCATGATTATGCAGTTACTCGCACCGTCCGATGGATCTCCAAAGATTTCCATTCAGGCAAACGGCGTAACTTACGCTTATAACTACGATCCGAGCAACACATACAAGACCCACAACTTTGCAAATCTTGAGACTGCAACAGATAAGTGGGATGATCACGAAAATTCTGATCCGCTTGACGATGTTTCTGTTGCCCTTGATGCAGTCGAAGCAGAAACAGGAGAGAGACCTTCTATTATGATTGTTTCTCGTAAGACTATGGATCATCTTAAGCAAAATAAGAAGATTCGTTCCGCCATTCTTGCGCAGAATGCCACGGCAAACATCTTTATGAACGACAACCGTGTTAAAGAGGTATTCTCCAACGAACTCGGAATCAGCATTATTGTTTACTCTAAGCAGTACAAGAATGAAGCTGGTACGGCATCTAAGTTTTACCCGGACGGATTTGCAACGCTTATCCCAAGCGGAGCACTTGGAAATACTTGGTACGGTACGACACCGGAAGAGCGTACACTTATCGGAAAGCCTACAGCAGATGTTTCTATCGTAAACACAGGCGTTGCTGTTGCAATTTCTGTATCGGAAGATCCTGTACAGACTAAGACAACGGTTTCCGAAATCGTACTTCCGTCTTATGAGAGAATGGATAGCACCTATGTCATTAAGTGCTATTAGGAGGTGATCCTTTGGTTTACGAGTGCAAAACAAAATATAAGGGCAAGTGGTATATGCCAGGAGAGGAAGTACCGGATGAAAAATCTCAGGTACCTTCTGATTTTATGAATCCACCTGAAAACCCTATCACTTATACAAAGACCGAAATCAACAGAATGAGTACCGCAGATTTGCAAAAACTTGCCGCGGAGCAGGGGATTGAAAACGCAAAAGCGACAAGCGGCGCGGAGCTGAAAGAAATTCTGATTGCAAAATTTAATCTGTAGGAGATCGCTTATGTCATACACACTTGTCGAACAAGTAAAAATTCGTTTACAACAATTTCATATAGAAGAAGTAGAGGACGAAACAACCGGGGAAAAGTCCGATAAAGTTGTGTTTGATGAAAAAGAATGTAATCCTTTGATTGAACAGCTTTTAGAGCAGGCAAGAAAAGAGATTATTAGCAGACGGAACTACCCGGACACATACACGCAAGACCAGATTGACAGTGATGTTAAGAACTATGAAAACATTATGGTCAATTTGGCAGTGTACGACCGGTCACAGGCAGGAGAAGCATACATGGCAAGTTTCTCCGAAAACGGCGTGAGCCGGACATGGAAAGACCGTGAAAGCCTTTTTACCGGAGTGTTTCCGTTTGTAAAAGCAATGTAATTAAAGAAGATTGAGCGTGACCATATTGCCGATGTCGGTAAAATGGTTGCAGGCGGCGCACATTAAGCGGTGGTGGGCAGTGCGCCAAAAGGAGATTCAAATGAAAAGTATTTTGATTCAAACTTATCTTGTGGCACTTCCGATAGTGCTTGGATATATAGTTTGGCTTCTTAAACAGCAAAAGAAAAGCAGGGATGCGAATAGTAAAGGAACAATGCTTCTTTTGCGCGTCCAACTTATTGAATACCATGCAAAGTACACCAGAATCGGAGAAATACCGTCATATGCCTATCAGAACTTTTGCGAGATGTATGATGCGTACCACGCGTTAGGTGGAAACGGAATGGTTACGAAAATGAAACATGAGATTGAAGAGATTCATATAGGGAAAGGAGATAAAAACCATGAGGAATTGGAAGGATTGGACTAAGAAAGCCGGAATCCGAGCAATCAAGACTGTTGCGCAGGCGGCGATTGCCGGAATTGGAACGGCGGCATTTATGGGTGCGGTGGATTGGAAATATGTTCTTTCTGCATCAGTCCTTGCCGGAGTGTTATCACTTCTGACGAGTGTTGCCGGAATCCCGGAGGAAAACATCAATGCTTGACATTAACAAGCAGGAAATGAAGTATTCTCAATCCGGTCAGAGGGTATTCATTCCACAAACTGACGAAAATGGAGATATTGTCTATGAAGGGTACAAGGATTCCGATGGGAACTTTGTACCTTATTTAGATTCCGAAGGCAACAAGATTCCAAAAGGTGAGGAAGTTGAAGGGTTTTCAGAACCTACGACATTCCGATCCAATATCAGCAATAAGTTGTCAGAAGCCCTTGTGAAAGAATTTGGAATTGATGATAGCACATCATACTGTCAGCTTGTTACGGATAAAGGATATTTGCCACTGAAAGCCGGCGATGTAGTGTGGAAGCGTTCGGAAGTAAAACGCACTGATGATGGGCTTGTGGATTCAGAAACCGCAGACTACATCGTAAAAGGCGTTGCAGACGAAGGACTGACCACAGATTTATTTTTGCTTCGGAAGAATATTAAGTAGGTGATTGTATGAAAAAGAAACATATTTCAATGACACTATCCACTAAATCCATACAAGCCGCCATAAAGGAATTAGAAAAGTACCGCGATAGTTTACAGGCTAAATGCGATTTACTTGTTTCTAGGCTTGCACAGATAGGTCAGACGGTGGCAATACAACACATATCGGAATCACCATTAGGAAACACGATAACGGTAAGGGTAGATAAAGCACCGCAGCTAATGACCTCGAACGCGATTCTCATTGCGACCGGAAAAACGGTAACGGCAGAAGATAGAGAACCATTCTATACTTTGTTGGCGGTAGAGTTTGGAGCCGGTATTTTTTATAATTCCGCAGAGAACCCCAAAGCACCGGAACTTGGATTCGGTGTCGGCACTTATCCTGGGCAAATACACGCTTTTGAAGATGGTTGGTACTATTGGGATGATAAGACCGAAACATGGCGTTATACCCACGGTATCAAAGCCACAATGCCTATGTATAATGCGGAACAACAGATTATTCAACAGTATGTAAAGATTGCAAGGGAGGTATTCGGTGGAAAATGAGTTAAATAGTTGGGCGCTTGATTTTGAAGATACCTTATATTCCCTTTTGAAATCATACATGGAAAGCAAGGTAAGAGGGATTAAAGTGACGCAAGATGAAGAATCGGGAGGCACCGCAACATTCCCGACGCTTTTAGTCAGACAAATCGGTGGCACAGAAGCCGGACGAACTAATGAAGCAAAGACAATCAATGCAATTCGCCCAACATTTCAGATTACAATTACAAACAAAGGTTCAAGAAAAGCAACTAAGGACATCGCAGCATATGCGGTGTCTTTTTTTAAACAACAAATGTTTGAGGTATCAAATGTAATCTCAACAATTTCCAAGCAAGTGCGAACGGTTACATTCCGCGCAACTCGCGTAATTGGAAACATTGAGCATTTAGATCAGCTATAAGCAGAAAGGAAGTAGAAATATGGCATCAACAAGTTATAAAACGCGTGTGATCGTCAAAGAGCACACGGAAAAACAGGCTGACTTTGCAGGAACATACAATCTTTTGGTTGCGGCTAAGTCAGTTCCAAGTCCTGCATCACCACCAAACACTGTTGAGTCGACCACAATGGAAGATGACCAGCAGACTTTTGAAAAAGGAATTAAGACTTCTGATTCAAGAGAAATCACAGGAAACCTTGAAAAAGAATATCTTTCAAAGGTGGATGGATATGGAGATAAAAAACTTGATATTATCCATCTGTATGGAACGGACGGTATTGGCGGCGTAGCGAAGTACGCATATGTAGGAACCGCAACTGCCACACCTAACGATGTAGGTGGAAACGATGAAATCCTTGAAATGACGGTAACAGTTATTCCAAGCACGGCATCAGAGCTTGTTACAGATAAGCTGACTGTCGTTGATAACAACGATGGTACATTTACCGTAACAGTGGTGGGGTAAAAAGCCTATCGGACGAGCAATCGACCGCACCGGTAGGCGAGGATGATCGGTCGATAGCAGAACTTGAAGCAATGAGATAAGCAACAATGGGGCGGTGGCAACACTGCCCCTTGCCAATATAGGGCAGAAAGGCAAGGTAAAACATGAAAGTTAAATTAGGTGGAAAAGAATATACAATTCAGTTTGCAACAAGACCATCGTTAAAATCACATATCTTACAGGATATTATGAAAACGCAGGACATGGAAGATATTTCTTCTATGGAAGATATTCTTCTTGAAACACTTCCCAAGACGCTTCTTGTAGGATTGCAGATGCATCACAATGAAGAATTTGGATATGATTACAAAACAAACGAAGGCTACGATGAGAAACTTGAGAAGGTGTCCGACATTCTCTATGATGCGATTGATACAAACGAGATTAACTGCATGGATTTATTTGCTGATATGCAGAAGGAAATGATGACAAACGGTTTTTTAGCGCAGATGATGGAGTCGTTGGAGAGAGCACAGGAGCAGGAGCAGGAGAAGAAAAAGACCCCATCCAAAGCGAAAGCCAAGAATTAACATGGGAATATTACGTTGCGGAAATCCGTCCGTTTTACCTTGTGGTAACGAAAGGCTACGGATTTTCCGTTGATGATATAGATATGATGAATCCAGAGTTGCTTAAGCCTTATGTGGATGCATACAAGGCAGAATGGAAGCAACGCGATGTGGAAATGTATATGTGGTTTGGCAGATATGCAACGTCAGCACTTGTGACCGCAATAGATGCTACATTCGGTAAGGGTAATAGTAAGTACGTGAAAGAAACTTGCTATGATTCCATCGAAAAGCATAATACGGACGATCCCGATGCTGAGATACGAGAAATGCTTAAGGCGGAAGAAGCATGGGCGGCTGAATCAAGGAAATCACATTTACCAAAGCCAAAGATAGTTTAAGAAAAGAGGTATTGCTATGGCAGTAATTATCGGAAGTGCTAGGCATGATGAACACGGCAACTGCTATTCTGGCGGAAAAGCCGGAGACCAGACCGGACAGGAAGTGTCTACGCAGAAGTTTTATAACCATTCTAAGGGATGGTACGTGCTAAGGGCGAAGGACGATAGGGTTGCGGAGAAGTTAGCCGAAGCTATGCAGATTGCATCTGACAACAAAAATATCGGCTATGACCAATCGGAACGCTACGGAGTCATTAAACATGGCATTAACACAAAGGTCAAGACGGAATGCGATTGTTCGTCCCTTGTACGTGCTTGTATTATCCATGCATTCGGGAAGGATGTAGGAGATTTCAATACTGCAAACGAAAGAATCATTCTTTTGAAATCCGGCTTGTTTACCGATGCTGGTTCTTACCGAATCGGAGAACTGCTTTACAACGGGGACATTCTTGTGACGCGTACAAAAGGTCACACTGCAATCGTTGTAAGTGGAGCAAAGAAAAATGCAAGCAAGTATTATTCGATGTATACCGGAAAATCTGGATCAATCGTTGAAGCATTAAAAGCGGTTGGGGAAGATGATGTGTCAAAAGAACATCGCGCGGAAATCGCAAAAAAGAACGGATTTTCCAATTTTAAGTTTACATCAGAGGAAAATTCAAAAATGATTTCTCTTCTGAAAAAGGGAAAACTGAAAAAGTAATTCAAGGGCGGTAGGGGTCAAATCCTACCGTCTTTTTAACCGGCTATCAATGTGGAAGATAGCCGCTAACCTAAAAAAGTTATAGGAAGTTGGTGGATAAATGGAATTAGAGTCTCTTGAAATAAAAATTCAAGCACAGGCACAACAGGCAAGCGGTCAGATAGATGCTCTTGTGACAAGACTAGGACGCTTATCTTCCGCGCTTTCTGGACTTAGTACCGGAAATCTGAATAGTCTTTCCGCAGGGGTAAACCGACTTGCAGGGGCAATGACGGCAATGCGCGGAATTGATACACGGACTTTTTCTGCAGTTGCAAGAAATGTGAGCAAATTAGGCTCTATCAACAGCAAACAGATTAATGCTGCGGCCGGTTCTATGCGTCAGATTTCCAATGCAGTAAAAGGGCTTTCTGGAATGTCGGCATCTGTTAAGGGTCTGACCGAACTTGCATCTGCAATCAAACAGCTTGGCTACCAGAGTTCCACCAAGGCGATTGAAAATATCCCGAAACTTGCCACGGCAATGAGACAGCTTATGTCCGAACTGTCGAAAGCCCCTAGTGTAAGCCGGAATATTATTGACATGACAAACGCATTGGCAAAATTATCACGTACCGGTGGAGCGGCAGGAACAGCGGCAAAAAGCATCACAAGCTCATTTAGCGGATTTAGTTCCGGTGCTTCTGCGGTTACTAAGAAGTCGTTTTCCCTTGCGTCTGCAATCGGAAAAGTGTATGCAACGTATTGGGCTTTATTTCGCGGATTTAGGCTACTTGGAGACGCTATTGACATATCATCCTCACTGACAGAGGTTGAGAACGTTGTAAGGCAGACATTCGGGCAGTATGAAAGTCTAATTAACAATTTCGCAAAAACATCCATTGAAAAATTTGGTATGTCCGAATTGTCCGCGAAACAGTTTGCAAGCCGTTTCCAAGCAATGGGAACCGCCCTTGATATTCCACAGGGGAAAATGGCAAATATGTCTATCCGGTTGACAGAATTAGCCGGAGATATGGCTTCCTTTTATGATGTGAGTCAAGAAGATATTGCCAAGAGTCTGCAATCTGTATTTTCCGGTACTACGGCACCTATGCGGCGTTATGGTATCGACTTGACACAGGCAACATTAAAGGAATGGGCGTTAAAGCAAGGACTTGATGCGAACATTTCTTCAATGACGCAGGCTGAAAAAGCCATGTTGCGTTATCAGTATGTGCTTGCGCATACAACCAATATCACCGGAGATTTCGCACGTACAGCCGATACATGGCATAACCAGATAACCATGCTTAAAGAGAACTTCAAAGCACTTGGAGCGGTTGTTGGTGGTGGTTTAATCAATGCATTCAAGCCATTTATCAAGGTACTTAATTCAGTTCTGCAAAAGGTTATTTCCTTCGCAGAGATGGTAACAAATGCTTTAGGTTCTATCTTCGGATGGAAGTATGAAGCAAGCAAAGGGGCAGGAATCAGCGGTCTTGCTGATGATATTGGAAGCGCATCTGACGGCATGGACGATTTAAGCAATGCCGCAGGAAACGCAGGGAAAAACACGGGTGGTATCGCAAAAAATGCCAAGAAAGCAAAAAAGGAAATCCAACAGGCAACTCGTGCATTTGATGAATTAAAGGTTATTTCAAAACAAAGTAAAGATAATACTTCCGGTTCCGGGAATAAAGGTTCTGGTTCTGGATCTGGTTCAGGTGCTGGTGGCGGCACCGGTGCTGATGGTGGATTAGTTCAGACGGACACCATCTTTAAGAAATTCAAAAGCAAAATCAAAGACCTTGAACAGTTGGGAGAGTCTATTTCCGGTGCGTTAATTAACGCAATGAAAAAAATTAAATGGGAAAAAGTGTATGCAAAAGCTGAAGGTTTTGGAAGGGGATTAGCCAAATTCCTTAACGGACTATTTAAAGGGCAAAAAGGAACAACGCTTTTCGGAGAAACCGGAAAACTGATCGCAAATTCATTAAACACGGTGCTTCATGGATTGGATTCGTTTGGAACGACATTTAATTGGAAGCAATTTGGAAATTCAATCGCAGACGGAATAAACAAGTTTTTCCAAAACTTTGACTTTGCATTATTGGCTAAAACGCTTAATTCGTGGGCGCAGGGCGCGTTTGATACAGTTACGACAGCATTAAGTAAAATTTCATGGAAGGATGTATGGAACGGAGCAAAGGAGTTTTTAAGCAACCTAGATGTAAAAACAGTTGGAATCATAATCGGTGCGCTGACAATCAAAAAAATTCTTGGATTACATCTTGCAAAAACCGCACTTGATATAATCGGAACTTCCATTTCAAAATCAATAGCTGGTTCACTTGCATCAAGGCTTGGCGTTGAAATTGCGGCAAATGAGGGAATCTCGGCAGTATTGTCTACCGCTTTGTCAAAAAAAATAGGTGGGGCGTTTGCTACACTTGGAACAACTGTTTCAGCTGGTGTCAAAGCTTTATTCGGTAGCGGTGCGGCAGAGAGCGCACTTTCTTTTATCAGTCCGGTAGCAAAAGCTATAACCGGGATTGGATCTGTTGCAATTGGCGCGTTTACTGCAATATCAAACTTTGTGACCATGCTAAAGAACGGATTCAGTTGGCTTAATGAAGCACTTATGCTTGTCGGAGTTACGATTACGGCAGTCGGAGCGGTTATTTTAGGGGTAGCGGCAGCACCGGCAGCGATTATCGCAGGAATAGTAGCTGCTGTTGCAACGGCAACTGTAGTAGTCAAGGATCATTGGAAAGAAATAAAAGGAATTTTCTCAAAAGCCGGAGATTGGTTTAATACTAATGTGATTAAGCCAATAAGCGGATTTTTTGAGGGATTATGGAAATCCGTTTCCGGTTTTTTCTCTTCTTTATGGAAAGATATATCCGGTGTATGGAAAACAGTTTCTGGATGGTTCAATACTAATGTTATAAATCCTATTGTTTCATTTTTCCAAGGATTTTCGAAAAGAGTTGGTCAAATCTTTCAAGGATTGTGGATCATTGTCAAGGCTGTATGGATTGTTGTTTCTGATTGGTTTAAATCAAAGGTAATAGAGCCAATAAAGAAGAATTTTGAATTATTGAAATCGGCAGTATCAACTGCATTCAAGGTTCTATGGACAACTGTGAAATCGGTATGGGCGGTGGTTTCCGGTTGGTTTAAGGAGCATGTTACAACACCTATTAAGAATGCTTTTAGTTCAGCAAAAGAATCTATTCAGAAAGCATTTAGCGCGGCAAAGACAGTGATAACCGGTGTGTGGAATAGTGTTTCTAGTTGGTTTAAAGAACATGTAACCACCCCGATAAAAAATGCTTTCTCGAAGATGAAAGAAAGTGTAGCTGAAATATTCAGCAAATTATGGAATAGCGTGAAAAGTGGTGTTGCCGGGGCAATGAACACCGTAATTTCAAGAATTGAAACAGCAATAAATTCATTGATCGGTGGAGTGAATACCGTTTTGAGAGGGTTCAACAGTGTTGTTTCTGCGGCGGCTAAAGTAGCAAAGGTAAAGTGGAGCGGAGTCGATCTTGTGCCGAAAGTGAGCCTACCTAAAGTAAAGGCTTATGCAACGGGCGGTTTTATGGATAAATATAGCATAGCAACAGTTGGAGAAAATGGACTTCCGGAAATTATGGGAACAGTCGGAGGTAAGCCAGCGGTCGCAGGAAGCCAAGAAATTACCGGAATCAAAGATGCTATCAATTCAACATCTGCGCAAGAGGTTTCCTTACTGCGACAACAAAATCAGTTATTACAAGCTATTTTACAGAAAAATTTCGGAATTACTACAAACGACATAGGAAAAGCTGCAAGGGATTATGGTAGAGAACATTACAATCGAACCGGAGACAATGTATATGTTTTTTAGTGACTTCTATAATAGAACGTGATATAATTCTAAATAAATCATATCACAAGAAAGGAGTCATTATGAGAAACACAAAAAAATTATTAGTAGCGATGGGATTGGCATTTGCCGTTTTGATTTCGGCTATGCCAATCCAAAATGCAGATGGGGAACAGATTGTTGCACAGGCGGCAACTATCAAATTAAGCAGAAAGACTCTTAATTTAAAAATTGGAGAATCCGCAACATTAAAGATAAGCGGAATGAGGAAAACTGCTAAATGGAGTAGTGGCAATAAATATGTTGCTTCTGTAAACAAGTCTGGAAAAGTTCTGGCGGTTGGAGAAGGAACAACGTACGTAAAAGCAAAAATTGCAAAGAAAACGCTTTCTTGCAAAGTTACCGTCACTTCTTCCTTTAATGCGAACAAGGTAAAGAAAAACATCTCAATTGAATACCAAGATAGTGGTCATGGAGTTGTTGCTATCTTGAAAAACAACAACAAGGTAAATGTTGATCTGGACGCAAAACTTGTATACTACAAAAACGGTAAAATGCTGGATAGCAAAAGCGATTGTAACAGAGCTTTTGAATCCGGTAAGGAATGTGTTCTTTATTTTGACGCACCGAGCGATTCTGATTATAACGATGTTTCTTATGATAACTATAAAATGTCGTTGAGTGTTGATGAAGCAACAAATGCTGTTTGTGATGTTCGCAATATAATGGTTCAATCGGACATTGGAGCAGATAATGTTACGGTTGAAGCTACAAACGATTCCGGAAAAGATTTTTCATTTGTGAAAATTTCTTGCTTAATGTATGATGCATCTGGCAACTTGATCAAATATGATTATCATTATGCAGAATGTGAAAAGAATGGAGACACCGATTATTTCTCGTTTAGTTTTCCGTACGATTCAAATTACGATACGATCTATCCGAGCAGTTATAAGATATATGTTGATGAAGCATATACATATACTTGGTTACAATAAAAATTGAAAGATAAATGATACTTAAGCCGTGGAAACACGGCTTATTTTAATTCCAAAATCGGATTGACACAAAATCAAAAATAGTCTATCCTTATTACTAAGGAAACAACCTTATCCGTGAAGAAGCGGATTACTTACTCGAACGCCATACTGTACGAAAGAGGAAACTAATGTGATTTCACAAACGGTTTCCTCTTTTTTATTCAGATAAAAATGTATGGAGGTAGACACGAATGAAAAAATCACAACTTATGCTTAAGATTCAAAACAGCATTGAGGTATTTGAGAATCCAATATTCGGACAGATTAGAATGGCCATGGTCGATGATGAACCGATGTTTTGCCTTATTGATGTTTGCAGGGCATTGGAAATGTCAAACAGCCGTATTGTTGCTGATAGACTAGACGAGGATGAACGACGTAAGTTAAACTTACCCCGTCAAGGAGAAACTTGGTTTGTTACTGAATCCGGCTTATATGCGGTTATCGTTCGTAGCGATAAACCGAACGCAAAGAAGTTTCGCAAGTGGGTAACATCAGATGTTCTTCCCACAATACGTAAAACAGGTGGGTATGTCAATAATGATGAATTATTTATTTCCACTTACCTGCCGTATGCAGATGAAAACACTAAGCTGATATTTTCACAGACATTAAAAACTGTTAGAGAGCAGAATGAGACCATTAAAAGGCAGAAGAAAGAAATCATCCATAAGGAAGATGTTATTATCGGACTTGTTGATGATATTGACTTGGCAACCAAGAGACAACGGATAACGCAGATTGTCCGTTTCGGTGCGGATGGAAAGTATCAAGAACGCTATTCGTTGCTTTATGGAGAATTTGAAAGGAAATATCACTGCAACCTTAAACCAAGGATGGAAGGGTGCGCACTCAAACCCAAAGTAAGAAACAAGATGGATTATATCGACAGGGAAATGGGAATGATTCCTCAGTTGTACGAAATCGCTTGCAAACTTTTTGAAAACGATGTAGAAAAGCTGAAATCTGAATGGGAATCAGTAGTAGCTTAAAATTTAATCAAATGGATAGCATCTACCAAACGGTAGGTGCTATTTTTATACCCATTTTTAGGAGGTAAACGATGGGATATGGCGGATATTTAGTAAAGTTTGGGAATTATACCATACCGAACAATTTAATAAAGCAGGACACGTTTAGTTCCTATGTAAATATGCAGGACAAAGACCCTTGGACGGATGAAAACGGATATGAGCATCGTGATGCCGTGGAACTGAAAGCCCTAAAGGTCGAATTTGAAACCAAAGCCATGCTGACCGAAAAGCAGTTTGATGATTTTTGGAAGAATATTGAGAAGAACTATACCAAGGCAAAGGAGCGCGGTGGCTATATCACGGCATACGTGCCGGAAAAACGCGGATATGTGACACAGTACGGATATATCGCTGATATTCAGCCTACGTTCTATTCTGTGGCAAATGGGAAGATTAAGTATGACGCAATCAAGTTTTCATTTATAGGCGGTGTGTATGATAAATAGTAGTTTGAAAGAAAAGTATTGGGATTCCTCGACAGATAAACAGATGGTCATATCTGTTGTTGGAACGAACCAGAAGATAGACAATTCGATGCTTGAAATCGGTACGTTCGCTCTCGAAGAAAGCCTTTGTTCGGAGTCTGAATTAAAGTTTGGAGCGTGCGAAGCGAATTGCGTAAAATTCACGGCACGAAACACCGCAGGAAACATTATTGGAAAGACAATCTCTATCGAAGAAACGATTGACGGAGATAGCGAAAACCCGATGCCATACGGAGTTTTTAAGGTTGCATCCGATGTTCCTACGGCTGACCGAACAAAACGGCAGATTACGGCATATGACGCTATGTATGACATTATCAATACGGATGTAAAGTCTTGGTATGCAGGACTTAGCTTTCCAATGACACTTAAGCAGTTCCGTAATAGCTTTTTTGCGTATCTTGGAATTGCGCAAGTAGAAACAAGCCTTGCCAATGATTCCATGACGGTCAATAAGACGATTGTAGCCACACAGACGGACGATTCAAGCGCGGTCACAGAAGAGTCTGCAATCAGCGGCAAAACGGTTGTGACGGCAATATGCGAGATCAATGGATGCTTCGGGAACATGAACCGGGATGGAAAGTTTGAATATGTCTTTCTGAAAGCAATCACAAGCGCACTTTATCCGGCAGAAGATTTATTCCCATCTGACAATTTATTTCCGTCTGATGCGAACACAGAGTCCATGACCGGACACTATATCACGTTTGATTATGAGGACTTCCAAAGCAAGGCGATCACACAGCTTGAAATCAAGACAAGCGAAGATAATGCCGGTGCTATTGTTGGAACTGCCGGAAACAACTATTCGATTACAGGAAACTTTCTTGTATCAGACAAGACCGGAGCAGAGCTGGAACAGATTGCAAATAACCTATTGCCGATTATGGCAAAAGCAGCATATACACCGATTAAAAGTTGCACCTGTGTCGGAAATCCATGTCTGACACTTGGGGAACCAATCCGATTCAATACCACGAGAGAGATTGTTGAAACGTATCTATTGCAACGCACTTTAACCGGAGTACAAAGCAAGAGAGATTCAATCTCGGCACAGGGAACGCAGACGCACTCTGCAAAGGTCAATTCTATCAGAGACACGATTGAAAGCGTGGAAAGACGTACCGGAAAGCTAGAGAGGAACGCAGACCATCTTCAATCCACGTATGAGGATTTAGAGGAACAGACAAATACCAAGTTTGAGCAGACCGCAAAAAGCATTTCTGCAGAAGTCAACCGCGCACAAAAAGCAGAGGGACAATTAGACGCATCATTGGAATTGAAACTTGGAAGAGATGAAAACGACCAAGTCGTTTCGATGATTAATGCAAGTGCCGACCAGATTACGCTTAGCGGAAACAGACTCATAGTCAACAGCAATAACTTCCAGCTTGATGGCGATGGCCGAGTGTCAATCGTTGATTCATTGAACTTTATTGTAACGTCACAAGGAGATGACCTTGTAATTATTGGTCTCGATGCAAGAGGAAGGCCAATGCTGCAGAACATACGCATCGATCTAAACTCTGTAACAGATCAAGATGGTGTAGCCATAGGTGACCATGCTAGCACTGCAGATCATGCAACAACAGCAGATTCAGCAACAACTGCAGAAAGTGCAAGGCAGTGTATAATGGCATCAACCGCGCATTATTTGCAAGGTATTGGACTATCCGATTATGTACGAATTTCAGACAACGGAAATTTAATTCCAAGCTCTAGTTCTGTGTACTGTGGAACTAACCCCAATCCATTTGCCGGAGGGTATTCTTCCGGTGGTTGGAAAACAACGTCTGACCGCAGAAAGAAAAAAGATTTTCGAAAGCTGTTAGAGGACGATCGGTTTGAAAGATTTTTCGAGTTACTGCAACCTATGGAATATCGGCTCATAGAGAATGATAAGAAAATGCACATTGGATTTGTTGCACAGGATGTCGAACAGGCAATGACGGATTGTGACATATCTGAAAATGAGTTTTACGGACTGGAACATGCGGTATTCTCCGAAAAAGATTTTGAATCTAATGAGGAATGGAAAAATTTCTTAGAGCAGAATGGTGGCACAAATGATATGTATACGCTGTGCTACCAAGAGTTTATTGCGCTTAACACTGCCATGATACAGAAATTGCAGAACAGGTGTAACGATTTTGAACGCAGACTATCCGCATTAGAAAGGAAGTGATTAGATGGCATATCAGAAAATCTATAGCCGCGAATATTGGGAGAACCTTCCAAGCGAAAAGACCGCAATTAATCGAAATAGGCTGAACAACATAGAGGGTGGCATTGATGCAATCGACGATCGTGTGTGCGCACTCGACACCACGAAAGTTGACTTGACCAAAGCTAACGAACTTGTAAAGGAAATCTTTTGGGATGAATCCAACGGAACGCTGACGGTCGTTAAGATGAATGGTTCCAAGGCGGTCATTGATACCAAGTTGGAGAAGCTGGCGGTCAACTTCAAGTACAATCCGGAAAGTCAACAGTTGGTAATCACGCTTGACGATGGCACCACGCAGAATGTTGATTTATCTGCACTGATTACACAATACGAATTTACGGATTCTGATACAATCGCATTTGCAATCGGCAGTGACGGTAAGGTGTCCGCAATCGTGAAAGAGGGAAGTATCCAAGAAAAGCATCTGCGCCCGGATTATCTTGCAGATATTAAAGTGGAATCTGCCAAGGCTGTAGCATCTGCCAAAAGTGCAGGAGAATCCGAAACCAACGCGGCAAAATCTGCTACAGACGCCAAGGGCAGCGCAGATCGGGCGCAGGGAATCGAAAGCGAGATTAACAAGAAACTCACAATGACAGAATTTGATGTGAATGAGGATGGGGAGTTGATTTACACGGACAATGCGGCATATAACTTTGTTGTTGACAATGACGGAAATTTGAATTGGGAGGTGGCTTAGAATGGCTATAGCAGGAAGAGTAGCAATTGTACCAAAAGGTGATTGGAGCGCAAATGCTACATATAAGAGATTGGATGCAGTAACTTATAATAATACGCTTTATTTTGCAAAAAAGGAAGTTCCGGCAGGAACGGCAACGAGCAATACGGAATACTGGTCTAAGTCTATCGTGGGCGGTGCTAGTGCGATTGCAACAACAGAGGATGCCGGAGTTGTAAAACCGGCAGACGGACTTACAGTTGCAGAAGATGGAACGCTTAAAGTTAACATTGATGGAACAACACTCACAATGGATCAGGTCAACAATGTTATAAAGTTGGCTGATACCTTAAAAGAGAAAATCAACGGGGCGTTCCCTGCAGCGAATGTAGTAAACAACCAGATAACAACGGAGACGGGATATGCCCTGGATGCAAGGCAGGCGAACCCGAATATAGACGGCACGCTGGCGAAACAGTTAAGTGATTTAAACGGCAGTTTAGAGAATGATATAAATGCATTGAATCCATCTGCTAAAATTAAACTATACACTAAGTTTTCCATCGGAAAACTTGGCGCTGGTTGGTATAGAATTGCAGAAGCTGTTTTTATGAACGACGCTGCGTCAAAAGGTGCGGCATCGACGTTTATAGAGATCATGCTAAGACAAACGTGGAACACTCAAGTCGGATGTTTTCACAAAGTAAAAATAGTTCTTGTACATTCTGACAAAGCCAAAATTTCTAGTTCGGGTATTGGAACTTTAAATTTAACAAAAGTTAGAGTTGTTAGAAAATCTAGCATTTTATATTTTGACATATTCAGTCGTGGGTATGATAATGAAACACAGACGCTATTGAATATCCCATTCACCGCATATATTACATCTGCAAAAGCTTATAGCGATGTTAAAATTGTTCCAGAAACGACTGATGGAGAAGTAGTTGTGTGTAGTGTTGACCTGGCAAATAATATATAAAATCATGAATCTTTGATAATCGTAAGCCATCCACTAGTCACATTGTTACTATTACCAATGGGCTATATGATGTTTTACAGTATACTAAATGAAATATACCACTCATCTTTTGCCTATATAAGTGGAATTAGGTAAGTGACATAACTGGCTGTATTCCATGCAATATTAAAAGTTCCAGTTGTTTTGTCGACAGATGAAAAGGTAACTTTCCAGTTGGCTAAAGTATCGCTAATTTTAGTGTAACTAAAAACATATGATGTAGAATTAACAAAATATATTGCTGCCCCTAATGAACCACCTTGATACAAGACGATAAACGCAGCCCCAAGATATGAGATTTCCACACCTTTATTTGAATTATCATATCTTATTTTATCAATTTTTTTATTTAAACTGCCGTTTAAGAAAAAATATCGAACAAATATTCGAACGTAACTTATAAACCATTTTTTATCATAGAAAGGAAAATATTATGGATAAAATTATTTTGAAAGATCAGACCAGCTTTGAGATTGCCGATGGGGCAAGCCTTGGAAATATCCAGATCAAAGCCGAGAACTTCGAAGCCATTAAAACGATCACGGATGCTTTTACTGCAGACAACATTGCGGAAGTAACATTTAAACACAATAATGAGGTATCCGGAAAGTACACCGATCTGAAGTGTGATGGGTTTACATATGTTCCGAATATGGGCGAGGATAGCGCAGAAGATGGTACATACACCGTAACCGTTAATCTGAGAACCAAGACGGAGATGGAGAAAGCAATTGATGAGCTTAAAGCAGGGCATGAATCAAACGCAGAAGCAATCGAAGAACTGGCAAGCATTGCCGCAGAAAGTGAGGTGTAGGATATGGTTAAATTTTATGTAAGACGTATTCTGGTAGACAAGAAAATGACGATTGATGAAGTGCCGATGCGTTGGCGCGCAAAAGTGCAAGAAGAGATTGAGAGACAGCTTTCCGCTTCTCTGCAATGACATTTTCTGTCGAAACTTGCGACCGAAAAATGTTGAAATCATGCATATTGCAGTGATACTATGGACTTGTCCGAAAGGACACTTCAAGTTCTGGCATGGGTGGGGTTTGGCATGGCTCCGCCCATAATTGGGGATTGACTATGCCAAACACACGTTCTATAATTACTTTGTTGGTACATAATAGTTTATGATTGGAGGTTTTTTATGTCGGGAGAAGTAAAAACAGAAGAGACTTATAAAGAAGAAATTATAACTATGATAAAAGAAATTGAAGACTATAAGATGTTAAAAATTTTGCATGGATTTGTAAAAGCTGGTTTAAAAGAAGAAAAAGCAGGGCATTGAACCCTGCTTTCTTTTAGAATATAAATTTTTCGAAAAATTCACATAACAATTCTTTTTTGCTTACTGGCAATCTGCTATATTCAATAATAATTTTTTTGAAACGTTCATCATTCATTCCAATATTTAATACAACACTTGAAAATTCTTCGTCAACAGATTTATTTATGCGTGGGTCTATTAAATCTGATTTTCCGATTTTGAAATAATCAGCCAATGCCTGAAGCTTTCCTGACCTTGGAAATGATTTTCCGGTGCACCACATACTTAGAGTCGTTGGGTTAATACCTAAGTCTTTTGCGACATCTATTTGCTGTTTTTGATTTAATTCAATATAGTATCTTAAATTTTCAGCAAACACTTCTTTTTGGATATCGTCTACATCCATTTCGTTAAATTGATTTTCGTTATCCATTTCTTCTGCCCTCCTTTCTAACTGTATTATAAACCAATAAAATAAAAAATTCAATATTAAATCCAATAAATTTGAATTTTAGTGTTGACAATCCAAAATAATTGGATTATGATTAAACCATCAAATATGAAAGGAGAGAAAAAGATGCCTAGAATTTCATTAGAAGCAGTTCGCGTAAATGCGAAAATGACACAAAAGGAATGGGCTGAAATGCTTGGTGTATCTAATGCAACCGTTGTCAATTGGGAAAAGGGCAAAACAGAGCCTAGCTTATCACAGTTGAAAACCATGAGCAAATTGTCTGGTATTCCGATGGATTTTATTTTTGTGCCAGATACATCCAATTAAATTGGATTATAAAAGAAAGGAAGCGAGTGAGGACATGAAAGAAATTAAATCCGTGAATGATTTGGTTGTTGTTCCGGTTTCCTATTTCAATGGAATGGAAAAGGAATTGCAGAAGATTTTAAACAAAGTGGATATTCACGATATGGATGTCATGGAACAGGTTCTCCATATGCGGAAATGGCTGAAAACCAAAACCGTATATGAAGAAACAAAGAGATTATATCCTAATCTCCGTTTGGAAAATATTCATTTGCTTTTACCACAAGAAGAGAGTGACGAAAGGGGGTTAGAATATGGAACACAAACCACAAAAAATTGAAATCAAGCCGAGAAGAGAGGGAGAACCACCGTCAAGCATTCATCTTTTTGTAGATGGACATGAAATCAAAGGAATTAGAAAACTTGATTTTTCTGTAGAACCAAACGGTCTTCCGCATTTGGTGCTTGATTTACAGGCATTTAATTTGACTGTTGATGCCGTTTGCTTGATATATCAGGAAAAAATCGGGGCAATTAATCTACAGATTGCAGACGAAGAAATTCCCCGAACGTGAGATTTTAAGTCCGGGGAATAATGGTTACATCTTTTCGCCAACAAAAATATTGTTTGATGAAAGGACAGAGCAACTTGATTGACTGCAAATATTGCCGTCACGCTTATATTTGCAATCGTAAGTACCACAGTATTCTTCTGACGATTCAGTAGTTTTGCTTTCAATAACATTGACCTTAACTTGATAATCAGAACGCTGTTGCTCACAATAACCATTTATGATTCTTTGTTTCAAAAGATTTTCACCTCCCTTATTTGATGATAAGGGGATTATACCACAGAAAGGAGAACTATGAACGAATTACAGATTTTTAATTCGGAAGAGTTTGGAGAGATTCGGACAATTACTAAAGATAATGAGCCTTGGTTTGTCGCAAGTGACATATGCAGGTCGTTAGATTTGTCAAACCCAACAATGGCTATGCAAAGAATTGACGATGATGAAAAGGCTAAATTTAATTTAGGGTTATCTGGTGGAGAGACAAACTGTGTAAACGAATACGGTCTTTACTCATTGGTACTTGCAAGCAGAAAAAGAGAAGCCAAAGATTTTAAAAGATGGATTACGCATGAAGTCCTTCCGTCAATCCGTAAGAATGGCGGTTACATAGCAGGACAGGAAACCTTATCTGATGAAGAGTTGCTTTCCAAGGCTCTTATGGTGGCACAACGAAAGATTGACGAAAAGAACAACATTATTGCCATGCAGGACTCGCGAATCCAAGGAATGATACCTAAAGAGATTTTCGCTGATGCAGTATCAGCAAGCCATACATCAATCCTTATAGGAGATTTAGCAAAGCTGATTTGCCAGAACGGTGTGCAGATAGGACAGAAGCGGTTGTTTGAGTGGTTGCGAGAGAATAACTTCCTTATTAAAAGCGGTACTTCTAGGAACATGCCAAAACAGAGATATGTGGAGCAGGGATTGTTTGAGGTTAAGGAAAGCAACATTCAGAATCCAGACGGTTCCGTAAGAATCACAAAGACAACGAAAGTTACCGGAAAAGGACAAGTTTACTTTGTAAACAAATTCCTGAAAGGAGCATGAATGAAAAAAGTAATCCAATTCATCATAGGTGCGGTTGCAATGGAATATTCCTTAGTTGCCGCGTGTTATATGGATAGTGAGGGCGCGTCCGGGAATATGTCGGCTATTAAATTTGTAGCCGGTGCGGTAATTGCGGCAATCATGTATTACTGGTCGGAAGTAGACCGAAAGAGAGCTGAACTTGACAAGCGAATTAAGAGAAAACGCAGAATGAGAGAGGATGCATGGTAGGCGTTGTGTATATAAGTGGCACGAGATGTTCCACGAAAGAAAAGCGTATGCTTGCTGAACTTTTGGCAGGGAAACGAAAGAAACAGAATGATAAAGAGAACTTTGAAAAGGTTCTTGACAGAGAAATGGAAAGGAGAAGCAATGGAGAACAAAATAACACTGATCGGTGATGTTGTATCAGCACCAAGGGAAAGCCATAAATCAAGCGGTAAGATTTTTTATAAATTTTTCATCGGAGTTGAAAGAAGAAGCGGTGTTGCAGATATTCTTCCGGTACTGTTTGATGAAAAAATCAGCGATACAGAAATCAGCGGAACGGTATGCGTCAAGGGAAAGATAATTACTAGACGCGTGAGAACAGGATCCGGAGAAGCCATTCTTATGTATGTTATGGCTGATTCAATCACAAAACCGGAAGACGATAGCCCTTTGAATGAAGTAAGCCTTGATGGAATCATCGAGGAAAAGCACCTTAGAGAAACACCGCTTGGTCGTAAAATCTGTGATGTGAAACTCAAAAATTTAAGAGAGAACGGAAAAGAGGATTTGATTACTTGCATTGCATGGGGAAAGAGTGCAGAGTATACGGACTCACTTGCTTTAGGCGATAGGGTGAGCACATACGGCAGATTACAGAGCCGGAGATACAAGAAAACGTGTAAAGATGGTCGTGTTGTGGAAAAAGTTACATATGAGTTGTCAATAAAAGGAATCGTAGGGGTGTAATAATGCGAATGATTTTAAAATCGTTACATATTGAAAATTTCAAAGGTGTAAAGGATAAGACATACGAATTCGGAAAGACAACAAGGGTTTCCGGCATGAACCGGAGAGGAAAGACCACAATCGGGGCGGCATGGTACTGGCTGATGTCTGATAAGAACTATGAGCTTGTCAGCAATCCAAACATTAGACCGGACAATGTAGAAGATTGCATTCCGACCGTTACTGCAGATGTTGATGTAAGTGGAAAAGAAATCACTCTTTCCAAGATGCAGAAGCGAAAAGTCGGAAAGCCGGATAAAAATGGAGTTTCGAAAATTACAATCACAAATACATATGAGATTAATTCTGTGCCTAAGACAGAACGTGATTTTAAGGCATATCTGGAAGAATTAGGGTTTGAGTTTGATAAATTCCTCATTTGTTCGCACCCGAATGTGTTCACTAAGGATTTGTCGTTAAAGAAAAAACAGGATGAAATGCGCAAATATTTATTCACTATGGCAAGCGAAAAAACAGATTTAGAGATTGCACAAATGGATAAAGAAACTGCCGATGTTGCAAAACTACTTGAATCTTATAAATTCGAGGAAATTGAAGCCATGAATAACGCTTCCAAGAAGAAAGCAGTTGAACAGTTAGATGCGATTCCTAATCAGATTATCGGTCTGGAGAAAGCAAAAGTTGATGTAGATGTGGCAGAGCAGGAACTTGCCAAGGCTGATCTGCCAAGAAGAATCGCTGAATGCGATAAGAAGATTGCCGGTGCCGATCATTCGCTTGACGAATTGCGCGATAAGGAAATGCGGTTACAACTTGATATATCCGGAATTACACAGACGATGAACCGCGAATTATCCAATCGTAGATACGAAATTGATGCTGATCTGTGCGGTTGCGAAGATGAATTAAAACATCTGGAGCAGACGATTTCTTTGAAAGAAAATCAGATTGTCGGTAATGAAAAGGCTATCACAGATGCGGATGCAGAACGGAAGAAAATTGGAGAAAAGTACAATGCAGAATATGCCAAGGCATTTGATGAAGCGCCTTACCTGTTTGACGAATCCAAGTGGGTATTTGATGAAAATAGCACTGTTTGTTCACTGTGCGGTCAGAAGTTGCCAGAAGATAAAATCGAGCAGTTAAAGGCTGATTTTGAAAGCCGGAAAGAAAAAGCCAAGGCGGATGCAGAAGAAAAACTGAAAGCAAAAAGATTTAAGTTTGACACTGACAAAAAGGTTGAACTGAATCGGTTGAATACTATTGGCACCGAGAAGAAAGAACTTATTACCGAACTTGCAAAGATGAATGCTGATCTGAATACAGAAATTGACGCTTTAAAGAAACAGGAACAGGATGCCATTGCAAAGAAAGAAGAACTTTCGAAGCAGTTATCCGAGATCCCGAGCGAAGCTGATTACACGCAGAATGAAGATTATGTGAAACTGAAAGCAGAGCGTGACAAGGTTCTCGCCGATATTGAAAAGCTGGAATCTGATGGTGCGGACAAGATTGTTACTGATTTGAAAGTCGAGAAAGCAGATCTGCAGAGCCAGCTTGATGAAGTAAATAAGATTATTGCACAGGCTGAAAACAATGTTCAAATTGATGACAAGATTGCAGATATGCAACATAAACAGAACGAGTATGGACAAGCAAAGGCAGATGCCGAGAGGATTCTTTATCAGCTCAAAGAAGTTTCAAAACGAAAGAATAAGTTACTTGTTGAAGAAATCAATCAGCATTTCGGTATTGTACGTTGGAAGTTGTTCGATTTCCAGAAAAACGGAGAATATAAGGAAGTTTGTATTCCTACGGTGCTTGATGAAGAAGCTGGCATTTACAAGGTGTTCGGTGACACGACTAACACTGGCAGGGAAATTGAAGCGAAGATTGATATTTGCAACAGTTTTCAGAAGTTCTTTAATATGTATGTTCCGATTTTCCTTGATGGTGCAGAAAGTATCAATGATGAATATGTACCGGCTGTTGATACACAGTTAATTCTTCTGACAGTATCAGAGGATAAGCAGTTGAAAGTGGAGGGTGTGTAAATGAAAGAAGAATTATTGAAAATAGCATCGGAAAGTTTATCTTCGGATGAAGTAAGTGAAATTGTCAAAGAAAAATTTATGAATGCATTGGTGGGAGCAATCGAAGATGCTTTTCGTTGGGGAGATGCAAAGCATGCCATTGAGGAAAAGGTAAAAGAAGTCATGGTTCCATACATTGAGAGTTATGATTTTTCAGAGTATCTTCCCAAACTTGATTCTGTTTTAACAGAGATTGTTAATTCGGATTTCTGTATTGGAAATAAAAAGATTCTGGAGAATTTTAAAGACCTTATGGTGGAGCCGGAGCAGAAAGAAATCAAACTTACGGATTTGTTCAAGGCATGGATTAAACAATGCGAAAGGGATATTGACACAGAAGATTTAGACATTGATTACGATGATGGCGTTTCTTATCAATCCGTGGAATGTGAAATGCGGTTTGAGCTGGAAGATAAGCCATCATGGAGCAGTGTGCAAAGAGCAGTTATCACATTTGAAAATGAGCATGATGAAAAACTGAATGTTGAAATTCCTGTGTCAAAGCGGATATGGGGCAACGGAAAAGAAGAACCATATACACTTTCTTCCTATAAGGATTTGACGATTTCGTCACTTAGAAACTTGAGTGAATTTGAGGTGCTACTCTTGAGATTATCCAGAGCTGGAACGGCTATCGTTATTGATAAGGAATATGATGACAGTTATATTCAACCGGAAAAAGAACCGGAAGCGGATTTTCACTAAGAAAGCGGGGATATTGAATGTCAAGAATAGGGACAAAAAATAACATCATACAGCCTGATGCGCGGTGTATGTCATGCAAGCGTTGGAAGAGTGCAAGTAAAGGGTTCTGGGGAAGAGCCGGACATTGTTCTCTTCCGTATTGCGAGAAAGATATGAGAAATAAAGGAAAGAGAGGTCGTGTACATGGATGATATTGAAAAATTGAAGGCTGAAAACTCGGATTTGCGAACAAAGGTAGATGAACTTATGAGTAATAAATATTGCCTTGAAGAAAAACTTGGAAAAGTCTCAGAAACAAACGAAAGACTTTTGCGTATTCTTGAAAATTTGTCAAATGGATATGTGAAAAAGGAGAGGTAATTATGCAGTATATCAAAGCAAAATTCCCAAACAGCACAAGAAGCTATGTGTATCGCACCGAGGATTCTGTGAAAGCTGGTGACACGGTTGTAAATGCCAAAGACGCAAAGTTGACGGTTACGGATGAATCGGTTGATATTGCATGGGTGGAAACCTATGGTGCTGATAAGATGGCAGTTGTGAGGAAATATGAAGAACCGGTAAATGCCGGAGAAAGTGAGGAATAGATATGATTAAATCAGATTTTGGAACAATAGAAGTAGACGGAAGAGAGCCGGTTATCATAGCTGAATTTATAACTCTTTTAGTAGCATTAAGGGATGCTCTCGGAGAAGAGAAATACAACCTTGCTTTGCAGAGAGCAAATGAAAAGGAGCTGACCTATAAAGGTAAAGAAGCATTAAGAAACGGCGAAAAAGAACGCATGGCAGAAGTTATCAAAGCTATTTTAAGCGGAATGGAGGATAATTAATTATGGCAGAGAATACGGCAGTATCTACGCAGGGAAAACAGGAAATGAATACACAACTTTCCTATTATACGAACCAGTACATAGGACTTATGGAGCGTGACTTTGCAGAGCATGGACTTGTGCTTAATGATTATTCCAAGCAGTGTGTCATGGCATCCATGAGTGCTATTTACAACCTTGTTACATCTAGCAAAGCCGCCATGAGTAACTTGAATGGATCTAATTTGAGACAGATTATTGGACAGGTATCAAGCCTTCAACTTAATGCAAGTGCAGTGCCGAGAGAGTGCTACTTCCAGTTGAGAAGCAAACAAGATGCAAATGGAAATTGGTACAAGGAAGTAGAAATGGGAATCGAAGGGGACGGAAACGATGCACTCCTTCGAAACTTTGGGGTTGATGTTAAAAAGGTATATCCAGTATGGCTTGTGAAAGAAGGTGATGATTTTACATATCCAAAGCATAAAGGAATTGAAGTTACGCCGCCGGAATGGGAAGAAAAAGGACTTTCGCAGAAAGTTATCCGTGTTGTTTACCCGGTGGAAATGAAAGATGGGAAAGTTGAATATATGATAGCAGAGCGTGAAAGCGTAAAAGGAAACCTTTTTGCTCATGTTCGCAATAATCTTCTGAATGAGACTTTCGGACTTGTAAAAGGCGGCAAAAAGACACGCTATGATGCAACGGAAACAGAAAAGAAAGCTATCGCAGAAAAGAAAAATGAAATTTTGAAAGAGCTTTTAGCTTGCAAAACTGTTGAAGATATGCTTTCCTGCGAAGTTGCAAGACCATACATGAGTGCCGCATGGCTTGATACATCTGAATCCATGATCGTTCGAAAGATGCGCAATAATGCAATCAAGAAGCATCCAAAAGACCTTAATGCTATTGCAAAACAGTCTCTTATGCAGATAGATGAAACTTATCAGCAGACACAGGAAGAAATTTCCGAAAACGCCAATTCAGAGCCGTTTGTTGTAGCAGAATCCGAAGCGACTGACGGTGCAGCAGTCGAGCCTGAGAAAGTCGTTGAGAATGACGAGAATGTACCGGACTTTATGAAAGATTAGGGAGGTTGCCATGAGAGTTATATCACAGGACGGAGCACTTGATATTCCGTATGAGCAAGTAGTTATTCAGAGGTTTAATGGAGAAATCTATTTTTTGAACAAGAACCTTACAGGGATAGATGATCTTGTCAGTGACATTGTTATTGCTAAATACTCCACCGAAGAAAAAGCAAAGAAAGCCATGGAAGAATTGAGATATGCCTATATGTGTCACAGCCTTGTAAAGATGGGGGCAGACACCGCCAGATGGAATTGACGAAAATATTGACGAAAAACTCACTATGGGTTTGAGCGGAGTATTTCACTTTCCGGCAGAGGAAGAATTGGAGTAGGGTATGGATAATTTAACAAGATACACCGCAGACGATGAAGTACCGAATTGTGGACGATGTGAACACATCAATGATTCTAATGAATGGTGTATACAAAATTGCGGCGGAGCAAATGGCTGGAGCGGCTATTTGAGATATGGAGAAAGCGAGGTGACAAAAGATTGAAACTTAGAGTTTTGGGTTCAAGCAGTTCCGGAAACTCATACGCCTTGATTTCAGACAGTGGCGAAATCCTTGCCATTGAAGCCGGATGCAAATTTCTTGATTTTAAGAAAATGATTGATTGGAAAATAGCAAATGTTTCCGGATGCATTGTGAGCCACGAACATGGAGACCATGCACGATACATAAAAGATTTCATGAAATCCGGCATTCCGGTTTATACGGCATTTGAAACGCAGACAGCACTTGAAACCATAACCGGAGAGCGTACAATAGCCATTCCACCGCGCAGAGAGCGTCAAATCGGCAGTTTTACAGTAACACCCTTCAATGTACCGCATGATACAGAAATCGAGTGCTACGGCTATTTAATCAAACACGAGGAAATGGGAAAGCTGTTATTCTTGACCGACTTGGAATATTGCAGATATGACTTTTCCGACATAAAGGTTGAGCATATCATGGTCGAAGCCAATTATAGCATGGGCTTGGTAGACCGGAACGAGCCAAATTATGAACACCGTTTGCGAGGCCATATGAGCCTTGGCACGGCACTTAAATTTATTCGGAAGAACGACAACCCAGCTTTACGAAATGTCGTTTTAATACACTTATCGGACACAAGCGGAAATCCCGCGTTATTCCTACAACGAACGAAAGAAAAAATTGAATATGGAACAAATGTTTATGTTGCAGAAAAAGGGCTAGAGGTTGATATGAACCTTTGTCCGTTCTGAAAGGAGAAAGCATGAAATTATACATTTACAGATTTTGGGGCGATGAATTTTCTTGTAGCGAAGTAGACGTAGAAGAAAAGCCAAAAACGTATATCATCACCAAAGAATCCGAATTTGAATATAAAGGACAGAGAATCCGCAAGGACGAAATTGGTGTGTTAAGCGGTTGCAGCCGGGATAGGGTCATTCTGACGGAGAAAAACAAGAAAAAAGCTGTTGAAATGCTTATTAGCAGGCAGGGCGCTATTGTTGAGAGTTGCCGAGTACGTCTTGAATATGAAGAGAAAAAACTTGAGACCATCAAAGCGGAACTTGAAAAAGAATAATTAGGTTGAAACACCTTGGCGAAAGCCTAAAAGAAACTATCTTGTTTGGCGAATAGTTATCACAAACCTTATTGAAAGCCATGTTTTGGCGGTGCGTTTACCGCACCGCCCTTACAAAAGATTGGAGGTAAAAATTGAAAATATGTGAATACTGTATGGCTGAATTTGAGCCGAAGCGACCAGATCAAAAATACTGCAGACCCAAATGTGCAAAAAGATACGCACAGTTTAAAAATTTTAAAAAGGCTGGAAGAATTGTGTATACAAGAATATGCCCGAAATGTGGCAGAATTTTTATGACGATAGATGAAAACAAGTTTAATTGCCAAGACTGCATTAGCATTGACGTTAAAGAACGCTTGATAAAGCCAAAGAAAAAGGATGATGCAATAAAGGCCGTGAATCATATGGCACGCGCTTCCGGCATGAGCTACGGAAAGTTTGTGGCTCAAATGAGCATGAAGCCATTGGAGAGGAAGTGATTGAGTTGGATTATAAGAAATTTAGACAAGCGAAAGCCATCGAAGCTAAAAACAAGCAGAAATGGCTTGCATTGAATCCAAGGCTTGATGAATCAAGCGGAATTTATATTTTGACAAGGCAGGACGAAAACGGATTTAGATATGCCTATGTGGGACAGGCAAAGCATGTTTTAACCAGATTGTCGCAACACCTTTCTGGGTATCAGCACATAGACCTTAGCTTAAAGTCTCACGGACTGCATTCAGAGGATAATCCGTATGGATGGGGAGTTTGCATTCAACATTGTCCTGTAGACAGACTTAACGAGGAAGAACAACGATGGATTAAGTATTGCGCAGACAAAGGCTATCAGCTTCGAAATAAGACGAGTGGTTCGCAAGGCGAGGGTAAAGCTAAGATTGATGATTACCGTCCGGCAAAAGGCTATTATGACGGCATTAAGCAAGGCAAAAAGAGTCTTGCCAAGGAATTATCTCATATCGCTGAAAAGCACCTTGAAATCCGTTTGAAGCCGGAGAAACAGGGTAACAAAGTTTCTGAAAAGCAGTATGAGAAGTTTATGGCTTTGATTTCTGAAAATACATATGAGGAGAGTGATTAAATGGCAGAAGTCAAGTGGATTAAGATCACAACAGATGTTTTTGACGATGAAAAGATTCTGCTGATTGAGAGTATGCCGAGTGCGGATAGCATCATTACGATTTGGTTCAAACTTCTTATTCTTGCTGGAAAACAGAACAACAACGGTGTGTTCATGATGAGCAATAAACTGCCATTTACGGATGAAATGCTTGCCACCATTTTCCGCAGAGATTTGAACACGGTAAGGCTTGCGCTTAAGACCTTTGAAGAATTTGGAATGATTGAAGTTGTTGACAACGTGATAACGATTCCGAATTGGAATAAGCACCAAACGCTTGACGCTTATGAGAAGAAAAAAGAACGTGACAGGCTTTATCAACAGAACCGGAGAAAGAAGCAGAAAAACCTAATTGAGCAAAAATCGCCCGATAAATCGTCTGATGTCGCTGTTTCAGATAGAGAAGAAGAAAAAGAAGAAGATAAAGAGAAAGAAAATATAAAAGAAAATTCGCTGTCGCCCGATTCCGGAGATTTGTTTGATTTTGACGATGCATGGAAAAAGACTTTTAGTATATACCCCAAGAAAACAGCGTACAGTACCTCTAAAACGGCTTGGATGGATAAAGTGCTAGAAGTTATCGAAGAGAACCAACCGGACATTGCACGGCTGTTATACAAAGCCACAGAAGCATATTTGAGTGACTATCAAGAAAAGAATCCAGACGATACGGATTTTCGGTACATTCCAAAATATGTTGATTGGCTGAAAAATGATTGCGACTATTGGTTGCAGATTGCAGAGAAACGAGGTGATTGCAATTGACAGAAGCAGAGTTCGGAGTGATCGGGTGCGTACTGATTGATAATGATGTGCTAAATAACATCTGGCGGACGCTGAAACCGGAAATGTTTAGTTCGGATTTCGCACAGGACACATACAAGGAAATGCTTGCCATGTATGACCGGAATGAAAGTATTGATCCAATGTCTTTATCAATGGCACTTGAGAACTACAAATACACCCAGGAACAGATTAGCGAATTGATGAAATCCTGTATTACCGGAACAATCACTTCAACTATGGTTAAAAGCTATGCCGATGCGGTTGCGAAAGAATACAAAGTAAGAACGGTTCGTGACATGTATCAGAAATCCAGCTTAAAGCCATGTGACATTGATGATACAATCAGCGATCTTCTTACAAAACTTGAACATTTGCAAGAGGGAAAAGAAGTAAAGCTAAAGCCAATTAAGGAGATTGTTGGTGAGAATAAGGACAAGTATTTCAACGAAAGCGTTGGAGAGGGTGGTATAAAAATCGGGTTATCGCAACTTGATGATGCGCTTGGAGACCTTGAACGCGGTGACGTAACAGTAATTGCTGCAAGACCGGCAGTTGGAAAATCCGCACTCACAACACAAATCATTGGGAATACGGCAAAAAAGGGACTTAAAGTCGCATATTTCAATTTGGAGATGAGCGATAAACAGGTGTATGAGCGATTTATTTCAAGACTTGCGGAAATCGGTTTAACGAGAATCAGAAGGGCAAAAGCGTTTCTTGGCGATGAACAGGAAAAATTTAACCAAGCGAATGAAGAAATGAGTGATTATCAATTATGGATTGCATCCGGTACCGTATCTCCGAGAGAAATAAAGTCAGAATGCAGGCACCAAAACTTTGACGTTATCGTTGTTGACTATCTGCAATTGCTTATGCCGGATAACAGATATTCCGGAAGAAACGAAGAAGTAGCATCAATTTCAAGAGGTTTAAAATCGGTTGCAAGAGACTTAAATACGCATGTGATAGCACTTTCGCAGATAACAAGGGCTTCCGAAAGCAGAGACACAAAAGAACCTACCATGGCAGAGTTGAGGGAATCCGGGGCAATCGAACAGGATGCGTCAAACATAATTATGCTATGGAATCTGTCAGACAATGACAAGGGAGCCAAGGGTGTAAAAATTGAGAAGAACAGACAGGGAATGACAATGCGTGAAGCAATGGAGTTTGACGGAGATCACATGAAGTTTGTTGAAATCGAAAAACCACTTGATGATGTTGTCACGGAGATAAAAAAGAAAGAACGTGGGGACGGATTCAAGCCATACAATGGCGATTGTCCGTTTTAGAGGTAGTGGCTATGGCAAGTGCAAAGATCGAAAAGGGTTCAGAAGAATGGCAAGTATTTATGGATTATTGGCAATTCATTCAGAAATACTATTCGCCGGACAGCACTGATTCTTGGTGGGATGAAGTTGTAAAAGCCGGAGAATCATTGATAAACAAATACAAAGGCATGGAGATTGAAGAACGCGCAAGACAGCTTGTATTGAGTCATTTTGCATGGTTGGAAATCACATACAGAAAGGAGAAATCAAAGAAATGAGCAATGCTTTGAGACGGAATAAAAAGCCGACATTTTACACAAAACAGGAAATGCGGATTATCGGGCGAAATGATTTTGAAAAGAGAAATGCTGATAAGGTTATAGCAAAATCATACAAAGATTTTGTCGTGATTGGGTACATAATTCTGCATGACAAATTCGGTTTCGGACAGGCAAGAATCATCCGGTTGCAGGATTTTTTGAAATCCTACCTAGATGAAGCAGCATCCGGTGGAAATACCGGAAAGGATTTGGCTGTTTATCTTAAAAGCAAATACGAAATCGACATCAAAGAAGAAGTCGGGAAAATTCCACAGAGAAAGTTAATGAACATGTATGCAAAGAAAGGTTTCTGCATCGAGCGTGAAGCATACAGGCTTTCCAGTGCATCGTTGTTTAATTATTTTGCACTGACACTTACGATTCTGAAAAAGGAATTTAAGATAACAGCGAAACAGTTGCAGTATTTCACGGACAAATTCATCGACTACATTGACACACTGGATAATTACAAGCAGTTTCAGTTGACGGTGCCGATGATAGCGCAGAGTTTGGCGGATGAGATTAAGTTTGTATGTGATTTGGAGGTTTAATATGACAAATAAAGAAAAATATGGAAATGAGATTATGGAACTTGCGGTAAACAATTTATCGCTCGGATTAAGGGGCGGAAATCCAACGCTTTGCGCGAAGATTAGATGTGAAGATTGCGATTTTAACGAAGAATCCACGGGCGAATGCAAAGGAGGCGCATACGGATTTCGCGAATGGCTTAATTCGGAATATGTTGAGCCGCCTGTTGATTGGAGTAAAGTTGCAGTCGATACGCCGATTTTGGTAAGAGATCATGAAAATCGCGAATGGACTAGAAGACATTTTGCAAAAATCAAAAACGGAACGGTGTTTGCATGGCGTGGTGGGGCAACATCTTGGAGCGAGGATGATGAAGAGACTATTCCGTGGAAATATGCCAAGCTGGCAGAAAGTGAGGAATAGACATGGAGAGATTAACAGAACGGACAACGGATGGAATCTTAGTAAAAGAGAATTACGAGAAAGAAACATTAAAAACTTTGTATCAGTGCTATGGCGAAAAACCTAATTCATATTATTCCAACTGTGAAGAAGGTTATTGCGCAATGGAGAAGTTAGCGGATTATGAGGACTTAGAGGAACAGGGCAGAATGATTATTTTCCCATGTAACAAAGGAGATAAAATCTATGAATTTTATCGCGAATGCGTAGAATGCAGATTAGAAGCCGGAGAGACACCGGAAGATATTATCAGCATGAGGAGAGTTCGTTATTTTGGGTATGATGGAGATGAAGCATACATTTACGCGTCACAAGCATTACCGGTTCGACTTTTTAATAACGATGAGCCATTTTGTATTCCGGTAAGTGAGATAGGCAAAACAGTATTCCTCACAGAATCCGAAGCCGAAGCAAAACTGAAAGAATTGAGAGGTGGAGAAAATGGCTCAATGGAATAAAAATACAGTGCCGAAATGTGAGATTAAAAATTGTTCAGATGAAGTTTTGGCAACAGTAGAACACATAGGATATGGCGGAAAACTTTACAGGAGAGTGGTTAAGGCGGTGTACTTCCCATATCATCATTGCACTGTTGAAGATATGGGATGGAATATGTGTGATGGTGTTCCTAACGATTGGGAATATTCAGCAGAGGGTGATTCATATTGGATTCCGCAAGGCTGGTATGAAGTGTGTGATTACTTTGAGGACTATTCCTATTCGCAAATTACAGATTGCGTAAAGGCGTGGATGAAGTTGCCTAAGCCATATGAACCAAGAGTTAAAGAGTTTGGAGGTGGAGAAAATGAAAGTAGTAATTGACATGCCTAAAGATTTCGAATGAGATTATATTGTTGACAAATTCAAAGATTTCTTTTCGAGGGTTATCGCAGATGTTGATTGCAAAGGTATGTGTGGTAGATACGAGAAAGAAATTGCTGAAATGTTTTTAAAAACATTTGACGATAGCGAAGAAAAGATTTCTTGTAACTGTCAGCACAACAGCAATTCAAGAGATAATGAGTCTTATTGCAGATGCGATAGCAAAGTTTCAGAAAATGATGATACAAAAACAAAGTTACATCTCTGGAAATTATCGTAAGGATGATAGACAACAAGCCATATTACGAAATCAAGTACAAAAAAGTCGGCGAAGATTATTACCATGTAGGTTACAGTTCATTCAATATTGATAATGTATTGAAATGGCGTGATGAGTGTTTTGAGCTTGTTGATGTGAAAGCGACCAATGCCGACAGGATAAGGAATATGTCGGATGAAGAGTTGGCAGATTTTCTTTGCAAAGTAAAATCAGATTATCAGTGGATGGAACATGAATTTCCGAGCGAAGAAGAACACGGCGAGTGGGAAGAATGGCTTCAATCAGAAGTAGCAGAATAGGAGAGAATATGGAAGATAGATATTTATTCAAGGCAAAGCGAATTGATAACGGAGAGTGGGTGGAAGGATTTCCATTTCTTGTAAATGATGTTTCGTATATCTTGCCGCATTACAATACAGGGCAGCCAATACACGTAGATAATTTGTTAAGTACATCCGTTGAGGTCTCGAAAGACACCATCTGCCGGTGCACTGGACGGACAGATCGAGATGAGAAATTGATATTTGAACACGATGTAATTGTTTATCTTGACACATATAGCACAGAAAGCGGATATGCAGAAGCAGATTGTGCCGGTGAAGTTGTGTGGGATGAAGAAACATTGTCTTTCCAAGTGACAAACAGATTATCTGCTGAAAGCTATGAGGTTTTGGATGAATGTAGTGTTATCGGCAACATATTTGATAATCCAGAGTTATTGGAAAGTGAGAAATAATATGACAGAGAGTGAAGCAATTAAGATATTGAAGAAAGATAGTTGTTATGAATGCTCACAAGGCACAGACAGCCCGTTTAATTGTGAATATGTGGGATGCAGGGTTGCGAAAGCTACTAGAGTAGCAATACAGGCACTTGAAGAAGTAGAACAGTACCGCGCAATCGGCACGCCGGAAGAATGTCGGGCGGCAATGGAGAAACAGGCAGAAAAGAAAGTGTTGTACAATGAAAAAGCGAAGAGATATTTTTGCCCGATATGTGAAAGAAAATGCAATTATATGCACAGCTTATATTGCTCTGGATGCGGTCAAAAATTAGATTGGAGTGATGAAGAATGATGTTTCAATCGTACATAAATTTCTTTCTACTAATACTTATAGCCATTAGGTTAGATATTCTGACAGAATTTGGAGTTAAACTTTTTTGCGTTCTGTCAGTTGTGGCAATGATTGGACATGAGATTTTTGATTATTTGAAAAGAGGAGATAAAAAACGATGGGACTGATTGATGCAGATGCACTAAAAGAATATTGCATGAATGCGAGTAAGTCTGATGATGATTTTAGGAGAGTAAGTTTGGCAACATTGGCGAGCGTGATTGATGCACAGCCGACCGCCTACGATGTAGACAAGGTTGTGGAACAGTTGGAAGAAACTAAGGCTTATATGCTATATGAGAATATGAACGCTGATGTTAAGTGGATTAATAAGGCAATCGAGATTGTGAAAGGCGGTGGAGTGAATGACTAAGTGGAATGCAAGCGTGGGTTTGCAACTTTCGATTGATTATGATGACATCGAAGCTGATACACAGGAAGAAGCAGAACAGATTGCAAAAGACAGAGCATTGGAAGATATCGACTGGAACAACTGTGAATGTGATACTGACAATCCGATTGTGTATTGTTGCTACAAGGAGGGAACAGAAGATGAGTAGAGTGTTACCAATTTTATTTAACACCGAGATGGTTCGGGCAATTCTGGACGGACGGAAAAGTTGTACCAGACGGTTGGTTAAACATGATGTTGAATCAGTTCTCAACAGTCCATATCATAAGGCACATCCAGAGGTAGAAGATAAACAGATTATAAGCAAACTATGTAATCCACCGTATCAGCTTGGGGATATCATCTACATCCGTGAGACCTGGGCGTGGTGTCCGTGTTGGGATTGCGGTCTGGATGTTGAAGAGACCGGATGCGGGCACGAACAAGAGCAAAAATACAATGGTGAGAAAAAGGAACATGGATGTTACATATACCGTGCATCGTGTGCCGACAATGAATATCCATCGGTGGATACGTGGCACCCATCCATCCACATGCCGAAAGAAGCGGCGCGTATCTGGCTTAAGGTTACGAATGTGAGGGTGGAGCGGTTGCAGGAAATCACGGTGGATGGATGCCACAGAGAGGGTATAAATATTGAAACAAGTGCTGTGACAGATGGAGAAACTTTAAATAGAAAACATGATTTTAGCTTAGAGAAGTTTGAAACCCTATGGGATTCAACCGTAAAGAAATCCGACATTGACCGCTACGGTTGGGATGCGAATCCTTGGGTATGGGTGATTGAATTTGAGATGTGCGAGAAACCGGAAGGAGTGTGAGGTATGAGTAAAAGCAGAGCTAGTAAAATGAACGGCTATCGTAGCATGGTAAGCCGGCAGAAAAATGATGTTTTTAAGTTTAAGTCTAAGAAGAAAAAGAAAGGGTGATACAGAATGAAGATTTTAAGCAAGAAGAAATACAATAAACTCATTGAAGATTTTGAGGAATTGCAGAAAAAGGTCGAGGAACTCAAAAGGATAAACGAGAGTATCGGGAAAATCTGGAAGATAAAAAGACAAGTTGCAAGCTGAATAACGGCAAGGATTTCTGCTTTAAATGTGAAAACTCTTACAGATACAAGACGTATTGGGGAGGGATGGAAACCGAAAAATGCGGTTGCTTGCTTGCTGTGTCTTGTGAGGATTTTAAGAGAAAAGAAGATAACTAACTAAAAATCAAAGAAAGGAATAGGTTGTGCGCACATAAAACCGAGGTTTCCTTTTGGTAGATTTTATGAATTTTGAAAATTATTCTTGTGATAATCAAATGAGCATATTTGACTTCACAAGAGAACCAATTAGCATAACAAAGCCTATTCGCTTAATAGAACTTTTCGCCGGCTACGGCAGTCAGGCAATGGCACTAAAGAGAATAGGCGCTAAGTTTGAACATTACAGAGTTGTTGAGTTTGATAAGTACGCTATTGCAAGCTATAACGCAGTACATGGTACGGATTTCCCCACAATGGACATAACAAAGGTTCATGCAGAAGATTTGAATATTTGCGGCACAGAAACCTTTACTTACCTACTTACTTACTCGTTTCCTTGCACGGATTTATCAGTTGCCGGGAAACAAGCTGGAATGTCTAAGGGAAGTGGTACAAGAAGCGGTCTGTTGTGGGAAGTTGAGAGAATACTAACAGAAATTAGAGATAGTAACGGAGAATTACCACAGATTTTGTTCATGGAGAACGTGTCACAAGTACACGGCAAGAAAAACATCAATGATTTTGAGAAGTGGTTGGGTTTCCTGGAAAGTTTAGGGTACACAAATTATTGGCAAGATTTGAATGCTAAAAATTATGGAGTGGCGCAGAATAGAAATAGATGCTTTATGTTTTCGTTCCTTGGCAATTACTCATATGATTTTCCACAGCCTATACCACTCAAAAAGAAGTTGAAAGACTATCTTGAGGATAATGTAGATGAAAAGTATTACATCAACAATGAAAAGGCTGACAAGCTGATAAAACAGCTTATTGACAACGGCACATTGCCACAACACAATCTTGACAGACAGACAGACAGACAGACAGACAGACAGACAGACAGACAGACAGACAGACTTGCGTTGACGGAACAATCGATAAGCCGCAGCAAAGAGAAGTTGCAAACTGTATCAAAGCAAAATACGACTGCGGAATATCAAACTTGCGGTCAGACGGAAACCTTGTTGTTAAGCAATCAAGCAACGCAGTTTGAAAAGCAGATTGATATTGCAACAACTCTTATGGCAATGGATTATAAAGGTTTTGGGAATCAATCTATGAATGGAGTGATTGAATGGAAGTAATAGGCAGTATATACACCGGAGTATCAGCAGATTTTCAAAGAGGTGTATATCCGATTGCAAGATGTGTAAAAGCTGAAAACCACGATTTAGGAGTAATTATGGCAGATGTAAATGTAATAGGTTCTCTTGAGGCAAAATTTGAGAGTACCAGCAGAATTTATGATGTAAGGGAATGCAGTCCAACATTGAGTATAATGCAAGGTGGAAATCGAGAGCCGAAAATTCTTGAAGTGAAGCAGTTAGGATTTATGGATAATGGAACAGGCAAGCACCAATCAAACACAGTATATGACGAAAATGCACTTTGCCCTAATATCACAACAGTCGAGGGCGGCGGTACAAAACAGATTAAAATATGTGAAAGTCAGATAGTTGCTATGCGTGGCAGAAATCCAGACAATCCGTCAGATAGAACCGCAGGAAACCCAACGGAGCAGAGATTAGAGGTAAATATGCAAGGTACAAGTAATTGCTTAACGAGTGTGCAAAAAGACAATTTATTACTTGAAAATAATATCCAAAAAGTCGGTCAAATATCAAGCAATGGATCCCAATGCGGTACAGTTATTTCTGATAACGGCATATCTGCTAATCTTGTAGCTGGCACACACGGATATGCAAATAGCCATATAGCTACACAATATCGTATCAGAAAGCTAACACCGAGAGAGTGCGGACGGCTGATGGGTGTATCTGATGAAGATATTGACAAAATGGAAGCAGTAAACAGTAATACGCAGTTGTATAAGCAATTCGGAAACAGTATTGTCGTAGATGTTATGTGTGCTATGTTTAAAAACTTAAATATCAACCAATAAAATAAGGAGAAATGGCTTATGAAATTTACAAAATTCATTAAGCCAGAACTTGAACAAATCAAAGAAAATGCCAATTTCACGGAAGAAGAGGAGAGGATTTTCTCTCTTCTCTGCCGTGGTTTTTCACAAAAGCAAATATCCACAAAAGAAAATCTATCACTAAGAACGATAGAGTACAGAGTGAGAGATATAAAAGATAAAATAGAAAGAACGGGGGTATTTGATTGGATGAAAAAGAACTGTTGAAATATGCCGTTGATAGTGGTATTCTCGACATAGCACTTGTGCAGAAACAAGTCACTATGCAAAAGAGAGAAAAATTACTCAACAAAAACCCTTATAAAATCTATCAAGGAAAGGATGAGAACTGGTACTCATATCTGCCGGATGAAGTAAAAGGCAGACGTAAAATCAAGGCAAAGCGCAGAGAAGCGGTCGAGCAGAAAATCATTGATTATTGGAAAGAGAAAGAGGATGACCCAACAATAGAGGAAATCTTCAACCGTTGGATTTCACAAAAGCTGGAACTTGAAGAAATCAGCAGGGCAACCTATGACAGATACTTAATGGACTTTCAGAGATACTTTGACGGTATCAAGGATAAGAGAATCAAAAGTATAGACGAATGCGACCTTGAAACTTTTATACGAAATAGCATCCATGATTTCAACATGACTTCCAAGGCATTCTCAAACTTCCGGACGCTTATCTATGGAATCTTTAAGTATGCCAAGCGGAAGAAGTATGTTAAGTTTTCCATTACATACACGCTGAAAGATATGGATATATCGCCAAAAGCGTTTAAGCACGTAGTCCGACAGGCAAAAGACCAAGTATATATGCCGGATGAAAAGGAGCGCATGGAGATGTACTTAAGGAATCACTTGGATATCGTGAACCTTGGATTGCTATTCATGTTTAAGACAGGGGTCCGTGTCGGGGAATTGTCGGCATTAAAGCGGAAAGATGTTGAAAATTACACGGTTGCTATCAATTCTACAGAGACTCGTTACCGGGATGATGACGGTTTTCACTATGAGGTCAAAGATTTTCCAAAATCAGAAGCCGGATTGCGATTTGCTATATTGCCGGATAAGTACAAATGGATTCTTGATGAAGTACGAAAGAGAAATCCCTTCGGGGAATATCTATTTGAGAGAGACGGAGAACGGTTGAAATCCTACAACTTTCGTGAGCGTTTGCGGTATATCTGCGAACATGAACTGCGAATGAAAGTGAAATCTCCACACAAAATCCGTAAGACATACGGAAGTATTCTTCTTGACGGAAAAGTGAAAGAGTCCACAATCCTTGATACTATGGGGCATACAGACATTAGTTGCACAAAAGATCATTATTATTTTGATCGTACCGGAATTGAGGAAAAGAGACAGGAACTTGACTTAATCGAAGCATTATGAGTCCCTAGTACTCAAAGGTACTCAAAGAAAAATTGAAAGAATGGCTATTTTAAGCCATTTCAAGGCAATTACTTTAGGGTTCGATTCCCGTACGGACTGTTACTATTATAAATATAATAGCCCAACCCGAA